TTAATTATGAACTTAATACTATTATTTATTTTATTATGGAAAAAGAACTGGAAGTAAAATAGATAATGATATTAAGCAATCTTTTAATACAATCTTCCCCTGTAAAGGATATGGAAGATTCTAAACTTCTAATTAAAAATAATAATCGTATGGATTGTAATAAAGATAAACGGATTCATCAACTTAATAAATTATGTGATGAAACTTTAGAAAGAAATGATATATTTCCTATTAGTGTTCTTGATGCTATATTTGATAAAAAGAATGGTAATAGTCTTAAATCTATTCTTTATCAATTTAATAATATTTATATAACTTTTCAAGGAAGTAGTGCTGCTACTCGTAAAATGCTTCCTCTTGAACTTCGTCGTAAAGGGGTTATTATAAGTTATAAAAATATGTATAACGAACCTATTACTGAAAAGTTAATTCAAGATAATAATATATCTGATGATATTATAGCTTTAGATACAAGTTGGGCAACTATAGATAATCTTAGTTTATCTGGAGATATTGCAATTAGTGCAGATGGATATTGGATTATTAATGGAAATAAGACTAATATTGAAGCTAAAGGTTCTCAAGGTATTCCTGGAGATACACCATATATTAGATATGATGAAAATCTTAATAAACTTCAGTATAGTTACGATAATATTAATTGGACCACTTGTTCTGATTATATTTCTGCATGGTTTAAATTCACCGGAACTACTGGTAGTAGTCAAGCTGATAATATAGGCAAGATACAGATTAGTAGGGATAATGGTGTTACATGGTCTGATTTAAGTGGTGAGTTTACTAATAGTTTACATATTAAAGGATACGTAGCTACTGCATCTAATCTTCCTTCTACTGCTGTTCAAGGAGATATTTATGGTGTTGGTCCTACTTATGACCCAAGTGATACTGAACAAACTAATCCTATCTATCAACTATATGTTAAAGATAGTACTGGATGGGTTAATAATGGTAGATTTACATCTATAAGTGCAGGAGTTGTGCAAGAAACAGGTAATAGTGAAACTGCTGTAATGAGTCAAGCTGGAGTTACAAATGCTTTGGTTCTTGCTGAATTGTCTAATAGCTACGAGCTTAATAAATATGTTAAGGAGATAGTATTAGCTACTCCTATTGCAGAAGGAGTTACTATAAATAGAGTAACTATGCAATTTGGCTCTGTAACAGGAGCAAGATGGTATAATGCTTTATTCATTTATACCTCTGCTGGTAATATTAATGTGTTTACTAATACTTATGCAACACAGCAAGAATGTTATGATAATGCTTATGGAGTATTTGGAACTGGAGGTAATTATTGTTTAATAGACTACAGAGAATTAGATAAGGGTCATAATACTGATATATTGGATATTACTACATTTAATCATCCATTGACTATCCAGTTTGCACCAAATATAGATAACTACTTACAAGATAATTATATTAGTACTATAACTAATCTTGAAACTTGGCAGGGTCAGATGAATAAGAATACCCTAACTCAAAATCAAACATTTAATAATGTTGTGAAGGAGTTATATGTATCTAATCCTGCTGACTTTGATATATCTAATCTATCACATATTATTTGTCATAAAGGAAGTGTTACAGGTTCTCAATTCTATAATGCTTTATTTATATATCCAAGGACTGGTAGTGGTATTGGTGTATTCAGTGAAAACTATGCTACTAAGGAAGAATGCTTCCAGAATGCAATAGGTCTTAAGAAGGGGGCTAGTGATAGGAATTATTGTATTATAGACTACTCTTCTTTAAATGAAGGTGCTACACAATTTAATGCAAATATTCTCAAGTTCAACCATAATCTGGATTTGATTTATGCTCCCAGTATTGGTAACTATATTCAAAATAATAGTATTATAACTGAGTTTACTAATAATACAGAAATAAATACTTGTATAAAAGAGTTGTATTTACCCGGAGTTAATCAGAAAGACATTACAAGAATTACTATACAAAAGGGTAGTCCATCTGGTAATACTTTCTATAATGCAATTTATATTTATACTACTACAGGTAACTTTGCAATTTTTACAGATACTTACTCAACCCAGCAATTATGTATTGATAACTGTGCAGGTTTTAGAGGGGATATAAGAAGTGGGGCATACTGTATTATGGACTTAACAAGTTTGAGTACTGGGCGTCATGAATATTATAATGTAGGTTTCAGACTTCCTACTGATACTCTTGCTTACTGCCCTGAAGTTGCGAAGCAACTAACTCAAGACTCACAATGGTTTGATAAGAGTTGGCTATGTCATATATTTCAAAAAGCTATATGTATTGGAGATAGTATTACAGAGGGTCAAGTATCAGACTACCCAAGGAAAGATGCTGTAGTACCAAGACTTTCTTATCCTACTCAATTGGCTAAGATAACTGGATGGGATGTTACAAATGCAGGTGAAAGTGGTATTAGACCAAGTGGATGGTATCAAAATTGGCTACCTAAATATAACTTTGCTAACTTTGAAGTTGCTATTATGTACTTAGGTACTAATGGAGGGCTGGTTCCAAGTGATATGGAAGTGGATGGTACTGAAACTAATTACTACTGTAAGATAGTAGAAGCTGTCCAAACACAGAATCCTAATATAGTACTATCCTTAGTTGTTGGTTCTAACTTAGGTAATATAGCAGATGAACCTACTATTGAAGCTATACATGCAATAGGTGCAAAGTACAATGTACCTGTGATAGATACAAGAAGTCCTGCTTATGATAGATTACTTCAAACATACTATCATGGTCATACAAGAGCTAATCCTACTGTACTTGATACTACTCACATGAATGCACTTGGATACTTAGCATTTGCAAGATATATCTTCAATAAGTTAATGGAGTACTTCTCAGAGAATAAGCAACTTATAAACAATGCTATTATATACTAATAGCATTTATATAACTACATTAAGTAAATGACTTATGCTATTGCATAGCTCATTACTTTTTAGTAGGTTTGCACAATAATATAAGGGAAGAAGATATGAAGAAGTATATAATAATCCTTATTCTAATATTGATAGGAGCTGTGGCTTATCTATCATATCAGAATAAACAGTTGACTACTAAGTATGAAACTTCTATTGAGAATGTTAAAGCTTATGATGCTCAATTGAGTGGACTTGAGGGTAATAATAGAATGCTTAAATTAACAGTAGAACAGCTTAATTACTTCAATGATTCTATTATTAAGAAGATAAAAGTGGTCCAGAAGAATTATTAAAACTTTCTTATCAAGAATCTAATAATGATATAAAGCATCTTATTAGTTTAAATTCAATTACTGTTGGTGTAGAATTAGTTAATAATAATTGGATAGAAGGAGGAATAGTTACTATAAGAATAAAATCTGGAGAAGTATCATCTATTACAGTAAAAGATAAAGAAAATAATAATATAGAAGTAACAAAAAGAAATAATAATTATAATAAAGATTATAATACATATTATACTTTTGTTATGCCAAAAAGTGATGTTGTAGTTATTATAAATTAAATTTATGAATTATGGATAATATACAAAAACAATTAATAGCTAAACTTGGAGAAGAATTTACTAATATATTTCCTCTTCAATATGTATCTAATATATTAGATAAAGCTACTGGTGAAACTCTTACGATATTGTTAAGTAGATATAATCATATCTTCATACCCTTTACGGGGGGAAAGGAAGTTACTCGTGCAGCTGTTCCTCCTATTATGAGAAGAAAAGGATTATATATTACTTATATAACTCCTAATAGTGAAATTATTACTGAATATTTTAAAGGTAATAAGACAGAAGTTAATAATGAAGATTGGGTTAAAAATAAGAATTGGGGAACGAATCTTACAAGTGATAATTTTGTTCCTATTACTTTACCTGATGGAAGCGTTACTGCTGAGAAGTTATCACAAGAAGTCCTTGACCTTATAGGTCAGGGATTTAAAGGTAATATAGAAAATCATCCCGATGGTGAAGATTTAACTTCTGTTGAATTAGCTTCTGTCGGTAACACTAAATATAAAGTATTAAAGTTTGCTGATAGGAATTATACTCAAGATGGGATGGGTTATGTTATTCTTAGAAAGAATAAAACTTTTGCTGAGCAAGTAACTAAGAGTAATACTATATATGAAATAAGATATAATTTTGATTTAGATGGGGATACTGTTAATATTCCTGATAATTGCGTATTAAAATTTGAAGGTGGTAGTATTACAAATGGTACTATTGTATGTAATAATACTGAAATTACTGGAAATTTAGGTGGATTTGCAAGTACTTTATTAATTAAAGGTAGTATTAAAGGAGATACTATTCTATTTGATTGGTGGAAATGTGAAAAAATCAATAAAGATACATATGACGCTTATATAAATGAAAATAATTCTGAATTTGGAATTATTCCTGAAATATCTAATATAAATAGAACAATTTTAACTAATTTATCAAGAAATAGTTATTCGATAAAATTTGGTATTGGAATTTATCCTTTTGATGAAAGTTTTGAATTTTATATAAGTAATATTCTAAAAGGTTCTGGTAAAAATAATACATTATTATGGTTTCCTTCATCTGATGGTTTAGTTGGAGTTAGTAGTACTAATACTATTGTTGAAGACTTATGGTTAGAATCTAAAGGGGCTTGTATAACAATTAAATCTGGAACTTATCCTCATGCTCCAATATTTAGAGATAGTGTTTTTATTAGTTATACAAAACATTGTTTTAATCAATTAGGTAATTTATATGGAGCAGTATTTGAAAATTTAGCAGTTTATTCAATAGGTGATGAATCTTCTGCTTTTTATGGTTTTGGTTCTAATTCTAATGTATTTAGAAATGTAGTAGATGGGCATATATTTTTCAATGGAAAGAATATTAATAAAAAAGGATATATGTTTTCCATGTTTTACAATTGTTCTTGTAAAGAGTATTGTGATTTTAATGTTACATATTCAGGTTTTAAATATTTATTTTATTATAATAGTTCTACTTCTCTTAGTTCAAGAATAGCTATTTTTAATGGTACGTTAGAAATGGATTATGATTCTTCTAACGAAGATAAGTTTATTAGATTAATACATATTGCTGATGAAAGTGCAGTTTGGAATTTAAATATTTCATATTATAATGTTTATAGAATAGGAAAAGGTAAGGATAATATTGATTTTTATCTTAAAAATACAGCGAATACTTTAACTTTCGAAAATGCTCAAAGGGATATTACTTTATTTATAAATGGAACTTTAATAAATCGTAGCGATACTATAATAAAGGCTAAAACTAAACCTTTAGATTTTAGTAATACTCGTATAAGATTGGTTATTAGTTTACCAAAGTCTACAAATATTCAAAATATTTATAATAAAGATAAACAAAACTTAGCAATTTTTACAGAATATGGTTTTCCTAAAGAATGGTATGAAGATTTAGAATATGTACCTTATTTAGCAATTAATAATAGTTCTTTATATAATAATATTGCATTACCTCCAATAGTTACAAGTTTAAATTTATCAATTAAAGATATTGTTTATAGAGAATCTCTGGGTAGAATAGAATTTTTAGATTCAGAAACAAATAATAGTAAACAGTTTCTAATAACTAAAAATAATATAATTACCCCAACTACATGGGGTGATGTAGATAACTTTTTCCCTAAAGGTGATATTAGATATATATTTCAAATAATTTCTGATATTGATTTAGGAGGTATTACTGGTAGAGTTCGACCAAGTTGGATATTTTGGTTTAATGGAGGAAGTTTAAATAATGGTACTCTTCCAGCTAATAATTCGACTACATATATTAATCCTAAAGGTACAGTTATAATAAATGGAAGTAAAGATTTTGGATCTACTTCTAATAGACCTATTTTAACTGAAATAAATAAAGGATTTCAATACTATGATAGTACATTAAATAAGATGATTCTATGGAATGGAACTTCTTGGGTTAATTTAGATGGTTCTGCTTTAGCTTAATCTTAAATAAGATGCTGTTATGAATATAAGAGAGCCGACATCAATTAAAAGTTAAAATTCTTTAATAGGTTATTGATTTAATTATTAATTTAATATATTTGTGTTATGGATATAATGAAGTTTATAGAAGAGTTATTAAGTCATTTTGATATTGCTTATATGTTTGCTGTTAATGTGGCTACATATTTAATTATTAAAACTATTGATAAGTTTAATGGAGAGAAAATTGTTCCTACTTGGACTAAAAGAATTGTTGCAGTTATAGTTGGTATTATAATTGGTCTTGCAGTTACAAGTTTTGGAACAGATAAGACTACAATTCTTTATAGTTTTATTCTCTCTCTTGTTTCATGGGATATTCTATTTAAACCTATTCTTAATAGAATAGATAATAAATTTAACTATAAAAAATAAACTAGGCTTATAATTAAAGATAAAATGGCTGGTACTGATTAGTATCAGCTATTTTTATATAATACACTGAGCGGATCGTTGTCCTCTTCCCCCGTAAAGGAGTATAGAAATCCTGCTATTAGTTCTCGTCCTAATGCTGTTGCTAATACTGTTAGTAATAGTAGGCAGCTAATCGAGAGGTTTACGATTTCTGCACTCCTTTACGGGGGAAGCTCGCATCAATCAGAACCTATTTCTTTTTCTCTCTACGCTATTAACATATTCAACTTGATTAATCCTATTACTTTGAGATTGCCTTCGTCTATGAGCCTTAGAATAAGTCGTAAATAATATTTACAAACTGATGTAGATGGTGCTGATAATAAAATTATGGGAAATATGCAAGTAATACGAGAATTATTTTATATATTTGAAGAAAAGATATAAACCATATAAAGATACTATTGTTATGGCAAGTTTTAATCAAGTAGTTAGTGAAATTGTTCATGCAATGGGTAGACCGAATGATTATGTTTTTAGAAAAACAGTTCTTTCTGCCTTACATCATGAATACAATGAGAAAGTTAGACGTAGTTATGAAAATCATAAATATGTTGATAAAGTTTTGAATCAAAGGTATAGAGTTGAGATTATAGATGTTCCTGATGGAGATGTGTTTTCTACTCTTGCTTCTATTCAATATAAAGTAAAGCGTACAGCTCAAAGAGTTCCACGTCCTGTAAGATTGCCTAATAATCTTCCTTTTCAAAGTGTTCGTACTGTAGGATTTAATAATCTCGCTATACCTTTTGCTAAGGAATCTGCTTCACAGTTTTATAAAGAACTTCCTGGAATGTGCGCTCTTCCTAATTATGATTATATAAATGGATATATTTATATAAATGGAAATGGTAATTCTCTTATAGATGCTTTAGGTTTTATTGTTATCGAATCTCCTTTTGAATTACCTACAGAAATTCCTATTGAAACTAATGAATCTAAAGATATTCCTACTGACGATGATGAATGGATTATTCCAGAAGATATGGTTGAACAAATTAAAGAAACTATATTTAAACGAAATTTCTTGAATATTCCAAGAGTTACTAATGAAATTCCTGTTAAGGATGATATTAATCAAAATTCTAATATAGACGTATGATAACAAGTACTCGTGATATTTATGATTATAGACATATGTACCAACAGTTTATTGTTGATGCCAATGAAGATTATTATACTAAGTTAGATGAAATTCGACATTATAGAAGTCTTCTAAATAAAATCAAATTTGAAATAGAAAGTAAACGAGATATTATCCAAGACATCTTTGGTATTTGTATTTATAATTATTGGGAATGGAATACTGATGAATATGATTATAATTTGAAAATGCTTAACGCTGTAACAGAAGGATTTAATAATATTAAAAATGTTACTTCTGAATCATCTTATTTATATCAGAAACTTCAACGTTATTTCAGAGTATCCTATAAATATAATACAGCTAAAAAACAATTAGTTAGAATCAAGAATAGAAAAAATGTAACTAAAGATCAATTTAGAGATATTCTTTCTCGTTATTATAAACAAGTAGGAGTAGAAGTTTTAGAAGGTAGATTATATAAGTTTAGTCGTTGTATAGGTTTTCTTCTTGTTGAAAGACTTAGAATGGATTCTCGTGATATTCCTATGGATAATAATAGAATCTATAAATTTGAGAATAGAGGATATATAGATTGGAAAGCCAGCATGGAAAATAAGAAGAATCTTATTGCTGAAGGTAAACGTCCTTATAGTTATAAAGAAGAACAAAAGTTTATTGCTCAAGGAAAGAAATATGATGGTGTTTATTGGTTAGTTTGGAAATATACTAAGTATTATTGTAGACCTATGATTATAGATAGAAGATTTAGAAATAGTACTTATACAAGATTTGAGCCTAAGATGAAAGAACGTCAAATGAGTAATGAAGATATTCTTGCTAAATATAATCCTAAATGCCCAAAAGATATTATAGAGATGAGAGATGAAACTATTAGTAAACGACTTATTCTTCTTCTTACTAATTATGAAACTTATACTCAAAAATATATAAGAAATGAATTACAAATCCCTATTACCAGTAGAAGCTATAATCGCTCGACTGGACAATGATTTTAATATAGATAATTCAGATTATATACCTCGTATTGCTGCTTGGTGTATTGATTTGATGAATCAGATGAAAGTATTAAAGTATGAGGAAAAAAGTATAACTGTAGATGTTGATAATCGGTTTGCTTCTTTTCCTTCTTGTTGTGATATAAATCGTATTAGAGTATTCGATGAAAATGGATGTGAAGTTGATAAGATAAGTAAAACTTCTTGTGGATGCCCTGTTAAACATTCTGGAGTAGAATATTTTACTCAAGATAAAGCACGAGTTGAAACTGAAAGAGGAAGTAAGAAATATCCAAGTAGACGAGTAATTGAATACGATATATACAATCCTACTGGAAGAAATTATGTTGTTGTCGGAGATAATATGATTGAATTAAACTATGATGCAGAAGAAGTTACTATTAAGTATCTTACCGTTGTTAGTTACTTTAGTCAAACTTATAACTGTGAACTTCCAGTTATTCCTAATAACGGTAAACTTATTGAATGTTTAGAATACTTCTGTATGTATAAGATATTATCTCGTGGTATTAAACATCCAGTATTTAGTTTAAATAATCAACTTCCAACTAATCCTTATCTTCTTTATAGAGATGCTTATAATAAAGCTTATACTTCTATTATTGTTGATAATCAAGATGTTAATGGAGGATTAGATAAAGGTTGGAATCAATTCTTTTATAACTCAACTTTTCCGAAATGAAACCAGTATTACAATTAAACTTAAATAGACATCCTGTAGATGTTCCTAATGGAAGTCTAATTATGGCTCGTAATGTACGAGTTTCGGATGATGGTAAACGACTTATTAATGAAGCCGGAGTTGTAATTAGTAGTATAGTTTATGAAAATCAAGTTGTAGGAGTTATTCCTACTTATAAAGATTTAATTGTATTTACTAATAAAAGTCAGATATTCATTAATGAGGAAATTATTAGTTCTGATTGGAATTGGGAAGGTGGAGAAGTATTTGGTACTTGGACGCAAAATATAGAAGGAGAATATATAATTGCTATTAGTGAACGAAATGTTCCTGATAATAAATTAGTTCCTCTTAAAGTAATCAATATTAGTAAAGATACTAAAGATGGTAATGAAACTAAATATACTATTACTCCTACAATTCCTTTCTATAATTTAAAATTTGTAGATTATGTAGAAGGTGATTATATTTCTAATGGTACTTATTATTTTTATATAAGATACGAAATTAGTAATAATAATTATACTAAATGGTTTCCATGTAGTACTCCTATATATGCTTATAATACAGATACAAAGAATGTTTTAAATTATGAACATTCTAATCCTATGCAAAAGATGGAAGATGGAACACTTAATAGATTGTTTCAAGCAAATCTTATTGCAACTACTGGATATATTAATTACGGAAGTAAAGATAGTAATAGTCTTAACTTTAAGTTTACTGTAGAAAAGTATAGTACCGATGTAAATTATAGCAATTTCCAGATAGGTTTTGTTCTTGTTACTTCTACTGACGTTAAAGCTTATAGTTGGGAGAAGTTTAGTTCATCTATTGGAGAAATCATATTTAATGGAGCTAATGCTACTGAAATATCTATAAACGAATTACAATTATCTACTTTTGGTGTTTATAATGTTCAAACAATGGCTAATTATAATAATAGATTATATATAGCTAATTATGAAGAAAGTACTAAAGCAGAAGAATTTGATACAAGTAATATAGATGTTACGATAGAGAAGAAAGCTTTAGATATAAATATAGATAATACTGCTAATATAGTTTATAAAGGAGGTATATTATGGTTGCCGAAGATTATATCTTTGCAAACTATAAGATATACTTTAGATTATACTAAAATAACTACTAATATAGGAGATAGATTTTGCGTTAATATTGTAGACTTTTGGAATGTTGGTTTAAGTCAACCTAATGCTTTTACTGATACTCTTGGAACTTATATTAACGGTGATAGTATTATAAAATATAGAGCTGGAAGCGGAGAGCAAGCTGATTTTGCTTCTAATATTTATATTACTTTTGATACTTATAGTCCTAATAGTAAAGCTAAATTAGTAATTAAATCTGGAAGTACTTATAATTATTTAGATAGTAATAATCCTCAAATTAGTATTCCTAATTCAGATGGAAGTTATTATACAAGAAATATAGATAATGCTTGGTATGCTGGTTCTCTTCAAGAAACTGCTGGTGATAATATTGACTTTGTTAATTATGGCTTTAGTGAAAGAATTAAGAATACTACTTTAATTCCAGGAGAAGTTTATAACTTCTTTATTCATTTTGTTAGAACTGATGGTAGTGTAAGTAAAGGTTATAGAATTAATCCTAAATCTAAGATTATCTCATTACCTAAACTATACATGACTATTAAAGATAGTAATGGAAATTCCGATAATGTAGAATGGAATATAACCTATGATGGAAGTAGAACTATGAAACAGTTACAAACTGTTATTGTTAATCTTCCTACTTCTATGGTTGGTTATCCAATTAGTTCTGTTGTTTCTATTGCTGAAGTTACTATTTCTCAACCATTATTAAAATTCTATAATGATTTATGTAATAAGTTTGCTAATAATAAAGTATATTCTGTATTTGGAGATTATAGTACTACAAGTAAAAATGGAGATCTTGAGAATTATCTAAATCTTACAGAGTTTGAAGATAGTGGATACATTTATAATAGTTCGTTGTTTCAAATATATACTGAAAGAGGTTATAGTTATTATAGTAATATTCAGAATGATGGATTATTTGCAGTTAAGTATTATAGAATTATTGCAAGTTTAAATCCTGATCGTAAGAAAACATTTCAATATTATCCTAAGTTTACTGGAATTACTATTCCTGATGGATATATTGGATTCTTTATAAGTACTGAGAAATATGAAAGTAGAAAAAGTATTAGTGGTATTGCTACTCTTGAAGACTTTACAGGACAAGAAGTTCCAACTAAAGATGAACAATATACTAAAGGTTTACGTATAATATCTAATGATTTATATTCTCCAGATAGAAGTATAAATGGAAATATATTAAGATTTGAAAGTAGACATATATATAAGCCTTATACTGATTATATTACTAATCTTACTTATAATAGATATATTTCTGAAATAGAGTATAATGTTACAATTGGAAGTAACATTTATACTACTGATCCTATTGTTATTATAGATAATAAAGAGATATTAGATGGAGATAATGCTACTGATGGTAATACTGGAAGAGAAAGAGCTATCGTTGTTAACAAGGATATTGACATAAGTAATTATCCTGAAATTGATGCTAATACTTTCTATATTGTAAGTTTTATTACTCTTAATGATAATTTATATACTTCTAAATTTAAGAATCTTACTCAAATAAGTAATATTAAATATAAAACTTTTGGAAGTGAAACTTATACTTATGATATTGTAGATGGTTATAATCTTGGAGAGTTTATAAGTCTTGCAAGACATATAGTAGTAAATCAACATGGGGTTAGTATTAATACTACTGGTGAACTTAACGTTGTAGATACTTTATATAATTATTATTATCATTGGAAGAATCAAGCCGAAGAAGATTTAACTTATCCTCCCGGTAGTCCTTATAATATTATTGAATATCTTACTTATAGTAAGACTCTTTATGAATTATTAGAAATTAAACAAGATATTCCTACTTTAGTAGTTCCTTTTGATCTTAGAAGTATTACTGCAAGTTTAGGTACTAAGCAAGTAAATATTATACTTCCTAAGCCAGGAGATATTCAAAATCTATTTGAAGATACTGAAACATTTACTATATTTAGAGGAAATAAAGTATATGATAATTATACTGGAGAAGAAATATCTGTAGATGTCTATGATAAATTTATTCGTCGATCTAATATTCAACAAGATGAAAGTAAAGAAATTGCTTGGCGTATATTTCAGCCTGATGCTTATAAACAAATAACTGAAAATAGAGGTAAAATTACTAATATAGTAGGTGTAGGATTATATTTGCTTGTACATTGCGAATATAGTCTATTTATGTTTAATAGAGATGCTTCTCTTCAAACTCAAGATAAAGATGTTCAACTATATATTCCAGATGCTTTTGATACTGAATATCAAGAGATATTTACTTCGTCTCATGGATTTGGTGGTCTTAAAGATTATACAAGTTGGTGTTTAGATGATTTTGGATATATATTTTATGATTCTGATAGATATCAAGTATTGAAATTTAATGAGAAGAATTTAGATATACTTGATAATGGAGTAGAATTATTGTTGAAAGAAAAGAAGTTTAGAAGTTGTGATTTTGCTGTTGATAGTGAAAGAAAGAGATTAATCCTCTCCTTTACGGGGGAAGAGACCGGCAATAAGACTAATGCTACTATATCTTATTCTCTATTAGCTGAAGCATTTATATCTACTCATAATTATTATTATTCTAAAGCATTTAATACTGCAAATCAATTATATATATTTACTAATAATAATTTCTATATATTTGAAGAAGATGCTTTAATGAAAGGTAGAATACCTATTATTAGTGAAGATTTAGGAATTACTAATCTATTTCCTGGACTTCCTGGTGATAATCCTAGGAAGTATTTATCTTCTATTAATATTGTATTTAATCAATATCCTGAAATTATTAAAACTTTAGTATATATTAATTATTTATTTAATAGTAGTGTATATGAAGGTCGAGAAGGAGAAATAATTCCTCCAAGTAATAATGAAGTTCAAAATAAAAGAAATTATTCTGGAGATAAACTAATTATTACTACTGAAGGATGTAGTTCAGGTGAACTTGATCTTTCTACTCTTACTGATAATACTGTTATTGCTCCTAATAAATTTATGAATTATAATAAGCCTCGTTGGAATGGAGGTATGTGGAGTTTTAATGCTTTTAGAAATATTAATGTTAATCCTAATAGTTATATATATGGTAAATATTTTAGTTTAGATTTTAGATTTATTAATAATGTTACTGATATAGAAATAGAAGCTATAGAAGTTTATACTAAACAATTTAAGTAATTATGGTCTGTAAAAGAAGAAAAGCATTTATTGGTACTGCTATTAGTCTCGGAGCAAGTATTGTTGGAGGAATAGTAGGTAATCAAAAAAAGAAAAGAGCTGAAGAAGCTCAGTTACAGTATCAAGCTGATATTAATCAAGCTAAATCTGCAACTTCTGTTGCTCAGAATATGACTAATGCTCGTTCTAATGATTATAGTAATTCATTAGAAAATCGTCGTTTATATACTTCTTCTCTTTTTAAGAAAGGAGGAGAAATATATATTAAACCTTCTAAAAGAGGAACTTTTACTGAAGCTGCAAAAAAGCGTGGACAAAGTGTTCAAGGTTTTGCAAGTAAAGTTCTTGCTAATAAAGATAATTATAGTTCTGCTATGGTTAAAAAAGCTAACTTTGCAAGAAATGCTGCTAAATGGAAACATTTACTTGGCGGAGTTAGTAATCTATTTAAGTATGGTGGAAGTAGTCGTTTTAGTAAACGTGCTACCAAACAGAATTTAGGTTTGGAAAACGTAAACAAGACGGGACAAAACGCTCCCACAGCTTACAGGAAGCCGTCTGTTAGAAGTTCTACGTCTTCCTTAACATCCCTACGTTCGACAGATAAAGTCGTTCAGAAAGCCTTAGATTCGATAATTTCATCTTCCCCCGTAAAGGAGTTAGAAGATAATCGTACTACTTATCGTAATGGTGGTACAAGTAAAATTAGAAATAATAATTATATAGCTAAAACAGATGCTATAGATAGTAGTAAACCAGAAATACTTAGTAAAGATGTTCAAAATAGAAGAATTAAAGAAGCAAATGCTTCACTTAAAAGAACAGAAGGGACTCTTAAAGCGGTCGGTTCAGTTATTAATGCTATTGATCCTACAGGTATTAGTAATATACCAGATCTTATTAATTCCATCCGAAATGATGAAGGAACAATATCTATTGGCGCTAATATTCTTGGTTCTATTCCAGGAATCGGTAAAGTTGGTAAAATTGCTGGTAAATTGGCTATACGAAGAAGTTTAAAGCCTAAAGCTCGATCGTTTATTAGTGATATAGCTTTACATGGAAATAAAGATAAATATAAAAAAGTTGCAGAAGATTTAAGTACAGATGCTACAAGATTTTTAAAAGAAAATAATTCTATAGGTGCTAAATCTGCTTCTAAACAATCAAGCGATATATTTAATAGTTATGATAGAATAGATAAAGGGATTATTCCTAAAATTGAAACTACTCAAGAAACTATTAGAAAAATAGTAAATACTCCAGATTTTATAGAAGGTGTAACTAAAATAAAAGATAATTATCGCAAAGGTGGTACTACCGATATTAATCCTATTATCCAACAAGGTGGTGATTCGATAAGATTAAAACCTAATACTTTCTTACTTCGTGGACGTAAACATGCAAATGGAGGTATAATTATCGGAAAAGGAAATAATTCTATCGAAGCTGAAGGAGGAGAAGTAGTTAAAATAGATAATAATGTTATGAAGATTTTAAGTACTGTTCCTATGGCTAATGGAGAAAGTCCTGCAAGTAGAGTTATTAAAGGTGAGAATCCTGATAAAGTATTTGATAGTCAAGAAAAGTTTAAAGATATGAATAACTTAAATAATAAACAATATGGAATTAAAAGACGTCGTGCTGCGTTAGGTGATTGGCTTAATGTTGCAGGAGATGCTTTTAGTATGATTAGTCCTTTAATTGGTGGTCGTAGAACTAAACGAGCAATTAATAGAATGATTGCTCCTTCTCAACCTCAACAATTACAAACAGCTAATCTTAGAACAACATATAATATAAGTCCTCAACTTACTGAATCTCGTCAAGCTGAAAGAGAAGCTATTGCTGAAACTTCTGCAAATACTGCAAGCTCTGTTGCTTCTCAAGCTCGTAATATGAGAATACGTAATCTTGGTTTAGGTCAACGTAATCAACTTCTTGGTCAGAAAGAAAATATCGAAACTCAATTAATGAATCAAGCAGCTCTTAATCGTCAACAAGTAACTAATCAAAATATTAGTGCTACTAATGATTGGAGAGATAGAGTTAGTCAATTTGTTAATGATCAAATAGTATCTTCTGCAAATGTTGATAATCAAATGATCGAAGGAGTTACTTCTGGTATTAGAGATATTCAATCTCGATTCGATAAGAATAGACAAGAAAGAAATGCTCTTACTGCTATTATGGCTTCTAATCCTGAACAAGTAGAATTGTTTATGAAGAAAAGAAAGGAATATGAGAATCTTCTTGATAGAAATTCTGGAAGTCTTCTTCGTCCTTATTATTTAGGAGGTTTAAAGAATAAACGTAAAGCTAAAGTTAGATAAGATATGGCACCTATTAATTTTACTATTCCAAGATATCAAAGAAGAGAGTTTGTTGCTGCTCCTTTAGAAATTTATTCTAATACTCTTGGTACGTTACAGCAACGACATGAGCAAGCTATTGAACAAAGTAATGCTGTTAAGACATTTCTTGCTAATAAACAATTAAATGAAGAAGAAAATAAATGGCTTTACGATTATAGTAAAGATATTGAGCGTCAAATAGAAGATGCAGTTGAGAGTGGTAGTTATGCTACTGCTCTTACTACTGCTAAGACTCTTGCAGGTAAAGTTGCAAGTGATCCTGCACTTATTGGTCGTGAACGTTATCAGCAGCAATATCAACAGTTTCAAGAACAAGTTAAATCAAGTAAAGATTATGATGAAGATATTAAAAGATATACTCTTGCTCAGAATCGTTATGGATATAAAGATACTGTTGATGAAAAAGGTAATGTAGTTGGAGGTAATGCTTTTACTCCTAATTATACTCCTGTTGCACAAGTAGATTATAATGAATTATATGATCAAGTATTAAAAAGTGTTGGAGTTGATAGTTCTCAAGGAGGGCAATTAGTTTGGGGAGATGAAAGCGGTAATATCAAAGGTGGTGTAGGAAATATTGCTGCTGGAGATGTTCCTTATCTTAAAACAACTTCTGGTATTCAGAAACTTGATGCTAATAAAATTCAAGTTGCTATGGAAGCTGCATTAAATGCTTCTCCAGGTGCTCGTGCAAGTCTTGCACAAGATTATCGAGTTAATACTTGGAAAGCTTCTAAAGGAGAAAATAATATTGTTACTAAACCTGATGGTACTATTATGTCTCAAAAGGAATTTGAACAAAATATGTTTGCTCCTCGATATAAAGCCTCTACATATACTCGTGTAACAAGAGATATTGATCCTTCTATAGGATTTAATATGTTGAATGCTGCAAGAAAAGCTTCTGCAAGTTCTAAAGGAAGTGGAAAGACTCCTGATTATGTTCCAAGTTTTAATGTTGTATCTGGTAATATTAAATATACTCCTGCTTCTGTAAGTGATTTACAAGCTGAAAAGAGTAATTATCAAACAGCCCTTCGTAATGAGTTTGCTAAATATGGTTTAGATAAATCTCTTAGTGATACTCAAGGCTATCAAGTAGTTAGAAATAGAATATTATCTTCTAATATAGACGAAAGTATTAAACGTAATCAATTAGCTAACTTAGATAATATATATAATAAATTCCAAGATAGTAATAATAGATTAGAAGCTACAAGAGCACATCTTAATCCTGATGAACAGGAAGCTAATGAATTCCTTGGTAATAAATACAGTTTAGGTAATATGGCTGATTCTACTAATAAATATCAGAAAGATTATGCTAATAGAATTAATAAAATATTTACTACTAAAGATGGAACTAATTACGATAATATGATTCTTAATCCTTCAACAGATCAAGATAAAAATCATATTATTACTGTTCTTCGTCAAGATTTAGGATTAAGTCGTAATGATGCTTATTTTAAAACTATTAATGGTAAAGAACAAATAGTTCTTACTAAAGAAGCTTATGCTAAATATGGAGATGTAATTGCAGATGCTTTAATTAAAGACGGAACTCCTGGAGGAAGAACTGCATATAGTACTTTACTTTATAATAACGAACAAGATATTCGTCCGATTGAAGGAATTACTTCCAATTCGAGAGCTTCTATTAATTTTATTAATAATAAGTTTGGAATCAACGAACCAATAGTTAAAGCTAATGCAGCTAAAGCTAAAGGAGATAGTCGTATTGCTGAAAGATTTACTACTATGATTCCTATTAAGACAAGTAGTATTCCTCTTGAAGTTCAAGCCATGAATATGGGTATGGAAGAAGACCAAGTTAAAGCTTATAAAGAAAGTCTTCTTACTACTGTTCGTAGTGCAGCTGGTGGTAATCTTGATATGAAAGTTAGAGATGAAAATAATGTATTTAATCCTGTTGACGATAGCAATCAAAGAAATGCAATTATTCAATTACTTGCAAGTAGAGATGCTAAAGATATACAAATTACGAGTGCATTAAATCCTATTACTGGTAGAATTGAACAACAATTTACTATTCCATTTGATACTAAACAAGGTAAGAATGCTAAGAAATTTGCTAATTCTGATTTAGAAGATAAGTTTAAATATAGTGATGGAATTACATTTACTGTAGATGCAGGAGATATTAGTCCTGAAATTGCTGCATTTAATAATTCTCCTCAAGTTAAGACTTTAGCTAAACTTAATAGTATTCAATATAATTCAGTTCTTAATAGAGGTTATACTTTAACTCCTAATGAATTTGGAGATGGTACAGCCGAAGCAGGAATTAAAGATGGTCAATGGTATATTCGAGAGAATAATCAAGAAATACCTGTTACAAGAGAAATAATGGAAGCAGTAGTTAATACTAATAAACGTAACGAAGTTTATATAAATGCTATTCAAACTACAGCCGAGATTCTTAAAGGAGAAAATGGAAGTATTTCTAATACTCCTGTTGCAGAAGTTAATTCTCGAATTGTAGCCCCTCTTTATGAGAAAGCATTTGCTGATTATGGTTATGATATTAGACAGATTAATGCTTCACAAGTTCCTGATTATACAAGACATATAATTGAACAGCATTTCAATACTTTATATTATAATACTACAGGTGAAATGCCAAGTCTTGATGTAATTAAAGTTGGATTTAATAAAGAATAAGTTATGCCGAATCCATTTGAAACTAAAAATACTAATATTGCTCCATCTAATGATGGGGTAATTCCTGTTGATACGAGAACTAAATATCAGCCTAATATTGAAGGACAAAGAGATTTCTTATTTAGTAATATGGGAACACCTACTCCTATATTTACTGGAGATGAAAGAGAATATGAAAGTCTTTCAGCTTATGGTGCTCAACCTAATAATTATCAAACTATAAGTGAATTAGAGAAGATTCGTGCTAAGAATCAATCTGCATGGAAACAAGCATTTAATTCTCTTGCTCAAGCTACTGGTCAAGTTATTGGTGATACAGTAGGAGGTTTTGGTATGTTAGCTGATATTATTACTGGTGCAGCATTTGATGATGAATTATATAGTAATTTTATTACTCGTGCTGGTGATTCTATTTCAGAAGCTGCTCGTCAGAACTTTCCTATATATAGAGAAAATCCTGAAGAAGCATTTGATTTTAATGATTTTAGTGGGTGGTTTTTTAGTCAACTTCCGAGTGTTGCAAGTTCATTATCTTTAATGATTCCTGCTGGAGCTGCAACTAAAGGATTATCTATGATTGGTCGTGGAGCTTTAAAAGGATTACGTACAAGTTCTAAAGTTAATCGAGCTATAAATAAAGCTGAGAAATTACTTAGTTTAGATAATGTTTATAATGCTCAAAAAGCTAAAGCTATTCTTGAAACTGGAGTTAGTTCTATAGGAATGAGACTTGGTGAAAACTATCAAGAAGCTCGTGGAATAGCTGAACAGATAACAGAAGAAGCATTAAATGTATTTAGTGATATGGATGCTTCTAAATTTAATAAGTGGTTACAAGAAAATCCAGATATTGCAGCTGAATCTGATGGAACTAAAGAAGGAACTGCAAGAGTTATAGCTGAGAAAGCTGCTGATAGAGATTTTGCTTATAATGCTGGAAATGTTGTATTTGATTATATGCAACTTAGGGCATTAGGTAATGCTACAAGAGGATTAATTAGTAAAACTGCAACTCCTTCTGTTAGATATGCTCAAAGAGAAGCATTGAACAGAGTGTCGTCTGCTGGTATATCCTCTACGGGGGAAGCGACCACTAAAGAACTTGCTAAAGCTACTAAAGATATTGGTAGTCGTATTATACGAGGAATAAATGCAAGTAAAGAATTAGTAGTATCTGAATTAACTGAAGGTATTGAAGAAGCTATTAACTTTGTTGGACAAGAAGAAGGTACTGCATATGGTCGTTATCTTTTAGATAAAGTCAATTCTGATTATAGTGGTAAAGCTTTTGATGTTAATCGTATTGAGAATTATCTTCATGATCCTCAATTATATAATTCTGCTCTTTGGGGTGTTCTTGGAGGAGTTATATTTGGAGGTACTATGAATACTATTAATAATACAATAACTAAACGTAAAGGCGGAATGACCGAAGATCAACAACGTATTGCTGAAATTAATGGTAGAGAACAAGTATTTAATCAATATCAGAATCAGATTCAAACTATTCGTGAAGGATATAATCCTTATGAATTTAATGATGATGGAAGTAATCCTCAAATTAATGAAACTGAACAACAAGAATTAATTAATGAAGCAAGAAATAGATTTACTACAACTCTTACTTTAAATGCTATTAATGCTGGTAATTACGAATTACTTGAAGAATATATTAATAGCCCTCGACTTCGTAAGAAGCTTATAGATAGCGGTTTTGCTGAAGCTGAAACTTATGATGCTGATACTAAAGCTATAACTGATTCTATGCGTAAAACAGCTGAAAGTTATAAAAAGTATTCTTCTATTCTTCAGAGTGCTAACGTTAATGATGCTTTTCTTGATATTGCAATTAGAGAAAACATATTTAATGAACAAGAAGCTAATCTTCTTCAAGAACGAGTAGATAGAATAAATGTTCGACAAGAAGAACTTAGAAATGTTATTCCTGAATTAAAAGCTTTTGATCCTATTACTGAAACTGGAGTTAGATTAGATATTCTTCGTCAAGCTAAAACTGCAATAGATAAAGAAACCGCTAAATTAGATAAGAATAAAGCTCAAGATAGAATTACTCTTAATCAATTAGAAGAAAGAAGAAAAGCAATTGAAGAATTAGAGAATAGAGATAATCTTTTATTTGCTCCTGAAGGTAATCTTAATAAGATTATTCAGAAAGAAGTTAATGCTATCAGTAAAGAAGAACAAGAGATATTAGATAGATATTTTGGTGCTACTTCTCCTAAGAATCTAAATCAATTATACGATATTAGTCCTGAATATGTAGAAAATCTACAGCAATCTATATTAGATGAAGTTCGTCAAATAGCTTATACTGATAGAATTGTTACTTCTAATGAGGATGTAGTTAATCGTACTAATCAAATAAAAGAAGAATTACAAGAAGCTGCAAATGAAGTTAAAACTAATGCTGAAAATACTTTAATTCAAGCTATTGATAATGCTACAGAAGAGGATTATGATGAAGTTAGTCGTGCTATAAAAGGACAAGCTACTGAACAAGATTTAACTAATCCTAAGTTAAAAGCTATATCTGATGCTGTTACTACTTTAACAGGTGCAAGTGATGATATTAATACTTTTAATGAAATAATAGATAGAGAGTTAGAAAGAGCTAATGAAAGAATAGTGCAATCTTCCCCCGTAAAGGAGTTAACAGCTCGTGTTATTTCTACTCCTTCTGCTCCTATTATTACACCTGTTACTGTTTCTCTATCTAATGAAAAAGTAGTAGATACCTCTGCTGTTAATCAAATTAACGAAATAGTAGATAAACTTGTTGGAGAGAATGCTCCTATTATAATTACAGAAGGAAATATTAATGATTTTAATATTAATATTAAAGGAAGTTTTACTTCTTCTGATATTATGACTGGAGAACCAGTTAAGATTAAGAATATTAAGATTAATATTGGTAGATTTGGAGATGTTTCTATTGATGGTTTTAGCGGAGCAATCAATAATCGTCCTAATGCAGATGTTACTTTAGAAGATATTAATAATGCTATTGCTAATGGTAGTATTGAAGTTACTCCTAAAGAAAATGTTCGTGAATCTACAATTATTGAAGGAATCGATCCGGCTAAAGCTATAATTGATGGAATTAGTAAATTACAAGAGCGTCAAGAAGAAATAAAACTTATATTTAGTCTTTACGCTAAAGCTGTTGCTAATGAATCAGTTAATAATAAACCTATTATTAGTTTAGAAGGATTAATGAGATTTATTCAAGATAATAATCCTCGTGCTATTAATCTTCTTAATGATATTAAGAATGTAGCTTTGATGCTTAATAGAAATGGAGATATTATATTGAATGATAGTCAAGAAGTTATTAATAGTAATAATCAAGATTTAACTAAAAGAATAATAGAATCTCCTGCAACTCAAATAAGAAAAACATTAAAAGAAACTACTCAAGTTAATAGTAGTTTTGGTATTCAACTTGATAATCCTTTTGGAGAACAAGTAGATGCTAAGTTATATTCTACTATTATGAATCTTAAGAAAGGAGATAAAGTTACTCTTAAAATTAGTAATACTGGAGAATTAGAAGTTCGTTCAGGTAAAAATCGAATAGGTAAAATACCTGTTCCTTCAGCTGATATTAATGGTAATCCTCAAGTAAATAACGAACATTGGACTTATACTTCTATTAAAGATAATAATCGTTATGATATTCCTTTTGTAGAAGAATTAAAGAATATTGTTAGTAGTGATAACGAATCTGATAAAGATTTAATATCTAATATATATAAGATTAAAGCTATTACTAATAGTATTCGTACTAATCCAGAAAATAGAAGTTTACTTAATGAAGTTATTGATTCTTTAGAAAATAATTCTACTTATAAGAGATTAGTTAGTATTTATAGTAATCCTCTTACTGAATTTGAAGATAAGCTTACAAGAGCTAATCATATAGCTAAGATTTTAATGTATGATAGAAATCTTAATCCTAATACTACTAATTATGCTGAATTAGTTGGAGAAAGCTTAAATCAATGGGAACAAAAAGTAGGATATAATTATAATATAATATCTAATACTTATAATAGTATTGCTAAAACTAAGTCTCAAAGTAAACGTGTAAGTATTGCTGATACTTCTACAGGTAGATTACTCTTAAATAATGATACTAATGGAACTCCAAGATATAATAATGTTAATAGTGTCTTACGCTCAATTGATACTGATAATTATGCTTTATATGGTATTGAGAATGGACAAATAATTATTAGAGATGGAAGTAATCGAGTAGTTGGACAATCAGAAGGTTTATATGATAATGGTAATACTATATTATATGTAGAAGATAGTCAAGGACGAAAGATTAGAGTTAATACTCAAGGTAATACTGCAAATAATGGATTAACTTCTGATAATGATTTTGTTCGTCAATTTAATAATGGTATTATCGAACTATTTGATGGTCTTGCTAATTCTCTACTTAATCGTGATAATGAAACATTTAATTCTATTGTTCCTATAATTGAACAATATATAGGTAATGGTAAGATATTATACGGTTATGAATTTAGTAGAGATAGAGAAGGAAATGTAATATTTAAACCAAGAGGTACATTTAGAGGTATTAGTGAGAAATTTAATGGTCCTACTATTTATTTTAATATTGCTTCTGAATATCCTAATATTAAGTTTAGATATCCCGATGGTACAACTACTCCTGCAATGGGTATTACTACTTCTCGTGGAGAAAATATTGCTATATCAAGTAGAAAGAATTTTAATAAAAGATTTCCTGAGTTATTTAATTATCTTCGTCGTAATATAATTAATGAAGCATTTAGTGGAGATTATATGAGAGGTAATCAAACTATTGAAAATACTGAAGATGGAAAAGTTAGATTTAAGATTCCTTCTATTAGTAATGATAAATGGTTTGATCAAACTTTTGATAGTTATAATGATTTTATTATTAATACTGGAGTTCTTGTTACTAATGTAGATGCAGTAAGAGATTCTAAAGGAAATATTATTGGTAATTTTGCATTTACTAATGAAGGATTTAATAGTATAGGACTTAATAAGAATATATATCTTACTCTTGAGCAAACTTCCCCCGTAAAGGAGCAAGAAACTACGAAGTCTGCTCCTGCTACTGATGTTTTACGTAATGAAATTGAATCCGGTACTACTCCTACTAAATTAGGTAAATCTATTGGAATTAATTCTTCTTATGAGAATATTCTTAAATCTCTTGAAGATGCTGGGTTAAAAATTAATACTAATATTGAGAATAATCCTAATAGATTAGCTTCTATTCCTGTTGGAGAAAATGTACTTACTTTGACTAATGAATGGTTTAAATTAGATGCTAATCAGAAAGTTCTTAAAGTAGTACATGAAGGTATTCATTATTATTTTGTTCAAGAAGGAGTAGATATTAGTAGATTTAATGATTTATATGATAAATTTAAAGAATTTATTACTAATCCTGAAGTTAATGAAACTGTTAGAAACGCTTATAATAAATACTTAAATGAAACTAAAAGTCGTGATGTTGCAGTTGAAGAGTTTGTTGTCGAAGCTCTTACAAGTAGGGAATTTGCAAGACTCCTTAGTAGTATCCCTTATACTTCAGCCGATGTTTCTACTACTGATAATATATTTACTAATATTGTTGATGCTATTGTTGAACTAATAGGAAAAGTTAGTGGAATAGATAATACTATATTAGGAGAAATCAGAAATCGTCTTAGCACTATTGGAGAAGTAAATACAGGAGAGGATATAACTAATGATATTATAAATAATGTCGATGAAGTTGTAGAATCTATTGAAGATATAGATGATGCGTTTACTTCTGACTTTGGAGATATTGATGGAATTAATTTTGATAGTTCTATTATAGATAGTGATGCAAAGTTAACGCCTACGATGGCTTCATTATTCAGTCGTCTAAACGCAGCGGAGCAACGCTCTCTCGCTTCACTGGATGCCCGTGACGAGATTAACTATACCTGTGCTTAGCAATCCTATTACTTCGATGTCAAGTCTCGTAAACAGCCTTAGAATTAGTCATTAAATCGACTATCTAAGGCTCTTACATTTGGAGTTAATGATATTATTTATTATATTGCAAACGTTTATGATAACATTTAAAATTATTGATTATGGCTTGTGAAATTAAAGATGTTGGCAAAGAGAAATTATTTAGTAGATTAATGAAGTTAACGGATAATGATAATCTTCGTTCTCTTCAATATATTACTACTATCATGAATCCTGATTTTAATATGTGGTATGTATCAACTACTGGTAAAGAAGTTGATCTATCTAATATGAATAAAATCAGTCCTACTTTTATTAAAGCTGTTAAGAAGTATATTAGTCTTAATGATTTTAGTGTAACTAATAGTACTCAGAAATATAATACAGCAAGAACTGGTATATTTGGTAATGATTTAGCTAAAGAAGATCATGCTATTGATATATTAGCAACATTTATTCTTAAAGGAGAAAATGCTTTAAGAAATGCTGGTAAACAAGTAGATAAAAATCTACTTAAACAAACTCTTCTTAAACAATTATATACTCACGTTCAAAAGAATAAAGATAGTCTTACAGATGATCAAAGAGAATATTGTAATATTCTTTATTCTGCAATTAAAAATAACGATGATTTATATAATATAGTTATTCGTCATCCAAAAGTAAATGAATTAAGTAGAAGTCTTGGATTATTTAGAACTAATGAAAATATTCTTGATAATGAAGATTCTGATACAGAAATTATTGATGTGTTAGATGATGAAGGAATTGCTGGACTTCGTGAAGACTGGTCTGACTTAGGTGATCAACGTAAAGATTATAGTAAGAATATATCTAAAGAAGTTAAACAATTATTTTCTCTTACTGGTGAAACTATTAGTACTGAGAAAATAGAAGGAAATCCTAATTATAATTCTGCTACTTATTCTGGTATTCCTGAAAGTATTGAATTTAGTGATTATTATAAAACTATAATGACTAATGCTAATTTTGATAATGCTACTGATTTTGTCAATAGTTTATATCAATTGGCTGATAGATTTCCTAATCGTAGTTCTTTATCTATTATTGCAGATAAACTTAACGGTAATGATGAAATGAGTATTAATCTTAGAAACAAAGTATATACTCAATTTAATCAAGCAAGAGTAGAAAGAAATGAGTTACTATATAATTCTACTCAAATAAATCCAAGAATTAGAAATCGTGGTTCATTTCCTCGATTAGTAATATATGATAAAGTAATTATCGCTTTTAATAATCTTATTAGTGTTCCTACTGATGTATCTAAAAATGCTATACTATTAGGAGATTTAACTAATCAAGTAAAACAAATATCTAATGTTAAAGAAGCTAATGAACGGAATCTACAATATAATTCTGTTCGTGATAAACTTATTGATATTTTCAATACTTACAATATTGGTATTACCGACGACGGGATTAATAATTATATTAAGTATAATAATAATGGAAGTGTCACTAATAATCTTATTAATTTAATTCAAATAGCTGATTCTTTTAATAAAGTATTAATTGATACTTATCCTAAAGTAGTTGCTAATAATGAAATCTCTAAGCAATGGTATAGAGATGAATATAATATTGCTAAAGAATCTGAAGAAAGAGGAGAGAATTATATAATTCGTCCAATTCCTACAGATAAACTTAATGATATATCTAAAGCTTCTAATAGAATTGCTAATCTTATAGCTGAAACGTTTACTCCTTATCAAACTTTGAATCTTGAATTTAATAGTATTAATGTTGAGAATAATCTTGTATCTGATATTATTAAACCAAGTATGCTTAAACGTTTTTTTGATAGATTAAATAATGAAGATGCTTCTCTTGAATATTTTAGAAATAAAGCTAAACTTAGTCAATATCAAAATTCTAATATATTAGAAGAAGAACTTAATTCTAATGGAAGTATTAAACATCCGGGTATTCTTAGAATAGTTAATGGAGAATATCAATTAACTCCTTATTATAAGTTCTTAGATTATCAACTATTTAATGGAGCAAGAAATGAAATCTTAGGTAATAATAAAACTTATTCTAAGATGACTCGTACTGAATGGGATATTACTGCACTTAATGAATTTATCAATAATGAAGATACTGATCAAATCGGTAAGTTTAAGTTAAGTAAATATTTCCTTCAAACTCCTTCTGATGCTCCTAAGAATTTTACTGTTACAAGTTATCGTCTTTCTGTTGAAGGATTATATAATGATTATACAAACGATAGAGTTTATGAAGGAATATTAACTTCATTGCCTGATAATGGTGTATTTGTATTTGGAAGTAATCCTCTTGGAATAAACGGAAATCCATCAAAAGGAACAGGAGGTGCTGCATTATCTGCTTATAAATATTTTGGAGTATTACAAGGAGAAAAGATGAATAATAGATTGTCTAATAGTGGAAGAGCTTATGGTCTTACTACTGTTAATGCTCCTAAAAATTATAAAACTAAAGAAGAAATAAGAGAGAATATTCTTAAACTATATAATTTTGCTCGAAATAATCCAGATAAAGATTTTTATATAGCATATACAGGAGATGCTAATAAACGAAATCTAAATGGATTAACTAATAAAGAATTAGCAGAATTATTTAAAGATAATAATATTCCAAGTAATATTATTTTTGAAAAAGCCTTTAATAATTTAGTTAGAGATTCTAAAAATAATACATTAATTAATCGTAACCATCCTATATATGAAGCTTATAGAAATATAATTCAACAAGAATATAATGATGCTGCACAAGCTCTTGTATTCTTATTTGAAACTAATGAAGATGATAATGGTAATATTACTATTCAATATGATTCTAATAGAAGATTAGGAGAGAATGCTAAAGCTATTCTTAAAGAAGAATTTAGAGTATCTGATTTATCTAACACATCTGCTGAATTAAATTATCATCGTAAAGGTAATAAAATACTTGATGGAGATAAACTTGTTGGTAATGTATTTAATATTAACAAGTTAAATCTTAATGATAACGCAGATATTACAACTAATGTAAATGAGTTAGTAGATGGAGAAGGTAATAAGATTTCAGACTTCCTCTACGGGGGAAGAGGGCGTCAATCTATTCGTATTACTCGTAATGCAAATGGAACTGTAACTGCTAATCTTACTCAATCTCAACAAGAAGCTATTGATAATTATCTTGATAATTATTTCGTTGAACGTCGTAAACAAGCTGAAACTTATTTTGCTAATTATATTAATCATGTTCAAGGGTTTAATAATGTTAGAACTGAAGGATTAACTAAAGAAGAACAAGCTGCACAAGAAACGTCTGTTCGTCAAAGATATAATGATTTTGTTACTGAATTTAGTCTTAATTATACTATTCAGTATAATAACTTTAATGATCTATTTGCAGGTAATCCTAAATTCTACAAGAATAATCAAGATACTATTAAACGTAATAAAGAAATTCAAGCCGGAGGTTTAATATATGCTGGATATGAACTTAATAATACTGAAGAAAAGAATCTTGGAGAAATTCGTATTGGAGATAAAGTAATTCCTATTACTTCTTCTTTTAAATACATTTCTCTTAATGATGTTAATCGTCCAAGTAGTAATATTGATAGTATTAAGAAACAATTAGATAAAGCTAATGCCCCTCAATCAGTCAAAGATTTTATTCTTGGACAATTTGGAGGTAATACTACTATTAGTGATGCTCAATCTTATATTACATTAGATGAATTTGTACGTAGAGCTATATTATCTGGAGAATATGATAACTATAAAGAAACTATAGAAGCTCTTTATGATGAGAATAAACCTATAGATTATAATAACCTTAGTAAACTTATTCAAGTTCAAAAGAATTTCTATTATGGTTTAGATATAGATAATAATACTGGACTTGAAGTTCCTACTCAGATTAAGAATGCAGAGTTTGTTCTTATTCCAAGATTCCTTGGAGATAGTGAACTTGCTAAGCTTAATCAAAAGATGTTAGATAATGGAGTTAATCAAGCTAATTTTATATCTACTGAAAAAGCTACTACTAATAAGATTCTTACTTTTTGGAATAAAGAAGGTAATATAGATAGTGAAACAGAAGCTACTTTTGATTCTCAACTTAAATCAAGTATTAAGACTGGTTGGTATTCTAATCTATATAAACAACAAGATGTTCCTCAACATATGGATGATGAGAATAAAGCCGGTATTCAGATTATAAAGAAAATGCTTGATAATATAGATAGTACTGAAGAAGGTCGTAAACTTAAAAAACAATTCTTTGATAATTATAACGCTAATATCGAAAGTAGTTTTAATGAATTAGCTAATAGGTTAGGTGTTAAGTATAGTAATGGAGAAATTGTTTATAAGGATGGTAGTCCTGTAGTAGATGTAAATGCTTTCTATGATTTAATTCGAGACGAATTAACGAGTAGAGGTGCAGATAGTAATATATTATCTTATGCCACTATTGTAGACGGTGAACCTTTAATGCCTACTTATATTAATAATGTAAGAACTAAACTTGAATCGGTAGTACAATCTATATTTACTAATAATATTACTCGTCAGACTATTCCTGGATTTCATGCAAGTCAAGTTAGTAATATAGGATATAGTAAGAAACTTAGATATCATCCTAATGGTGAGAATTATATGGAAATTATGATTCCTCGTCATATGGTAAAACTATATGATAAATTTGATGCTGATGGTAATAAAGTATATGATTTTACTATTGAAGAATTACAAGCTGCTGGATTAGATTATATGATCGGTTATCGTATTCCTACAGAGGGTAAGCAATCAGTAGTTCGTATGAAAGTTGTAGGTTTTCTTGACGAATCTCAAGGTAGTACTATTATTGTTCCAGATGAATTTGTTACTCAAACTGGTTCTGACTTTGATATTGATAGTGTTTACTCTATGTATCATAATGTTTGGTTTGATAAAGAAGGAAAACCACATAAAGTAGAATTTAATAGTGATTTCTCAGACAAAGGAACTTTTAATAGATATGTTCATTATGTTAATAGAGAAGTAGATAGAAAAACTAAAGAACTTTATGGAACTCGTTTAAATCAAGATGAATATAAAGATTTAAAAGAAAAGATACGTAAAGAAGTAGAAGATTCTAATAAAGAATATAGTGATTATCTTGAGAAAACTGTTGCTGATCTTATAAAATCTACTGATGAAATATGGGCTGAAATGCCTAATAATATTAAAGATACTCTTACTCCTATATTTAAAAATAAAACTCTTAAATTTAATGAAAGAGTAGATTTAATAGTAGATATTCTTAATGAAGTAGGAGAAGATATAAAGAGCGATAGTTTTAGAAAGTTTGCAGAAATATATAAGAAGATACAAGAAACAATAGACGAACAACAAGAACTTAGAAGAAATGTTAATGCTAATGTTTATCAACTTATACCTGAATATTTAAGAGAAAACTTTAGAATTAATATAGCTAATCGTGCTAAAGCTGCTAATCTTCTTAGTTTAGAAGAATTTAGTGAACTTCCTATTGAACTTCAAAATAGTAGAGAAGCAAGAAATAATCAAATAGTAGATGCTTTTCTTGATATTATGAAAATGTCTAATGCTTGGGAAGAAAATCTTATGAGTAGTAATTTTGAAGATATTAAAGATGCTAAACGTAAGATATTTGGAAGTCAAGATAGATTTCGTAATATTAATACTTTTGAAGATCAAAGTAGATATAGAGATGAAGTAATGTCCGGAGCACAACTTAAGGCGATTTCTGTTAAGCGGGATACTTTTTGCTCTATTAGCAACGTCTCTAAGACTACTCTTAACGCCTCAGACGGATTTAAGTTCATCTACCATACAAATGGTAAGGAAAGCATAGAAAGTCTCGCAAATCGCCTAAGAAAGGCTTATGGAGAATTGAATGTAGAAGTTCGTGATAATGGTGTAGCCGTTAATCATAAATATATTGGTTGGAGTGAAGATAATAATAGAAATCATACTGGTAAATTGATTACTGTTTATAGTAGTGAAACTACTGCTTTAATACTTGATGGTGTTAAAGAAGGCGGTGTTCCTAATGTAAATCTTTATACTTTTGATGTATATAAATCTATTATTGATGCTGGATCAGATTATGAAACAGCTATATTATTTATTAATCAACCTGCGATTACTGAATGTATTAATGTAAATGTTTCTAATGAGAATATATTTGATGTTAATAATATAAATGAAATTAATACTGTAAGATTACAATTATATAGAGCTTTAGCTGAAGCTAATGGAATTAGTCTTAAACAATTTGAATCTATTAGAAATATAGAAAATAGATTGAAAGAAAGAAAAATAGAAATTCCTACAGGTGTAGATTATCTTGATGTAGAAGAACTTCGTTCTCATATGAATGATAATATTCATGGAGGTAAAGAAAGTGAAATTCTATATCAAATTAAAGTTCTTAATTCATTTGCTCATTTTAAAAGAATTGCTAATCAAATTAATAATCATAGTAATCTTCTTAATACAGATAAAGTAGGAGCTGGACAATCAGTTAATGAAACTGATAAATTAATTAGAGATATTCTACAAACTAAATATAATAATGAGAATGCAGGAATAAATAGTATCACTTTAATGAGTAATATAACTAATGATAGTCTTATAGATTCTATTTATCCAAGAGTATTATTTACTGATATTAACGATATTAGAAATGATGATAGTTATTCTGTGTATCCTTCATTATATTATCAATTAAAATACGGAGTTATTGCAAGTAGTGATATTACTTCTAATTTATTCTTAACTCATAGTAAAGAATTTAAAGTTCTTAAACAAGATTTTCTTGATAGTAGAGATTTAGCTACTATCAAAGAGTTTGAGAATTATATTATATCTCGTGCTATGAATCAAAGTACTACTGTACTTACTAATAGTTATAAGACTAAAAATAGCGATAATATATTCAATAATTATAATATTGATATATCAGAAGCTAATGAGTTTGAGAATAGACGTCGTATATTTGGATATAATAATACTTATGTTTCTGAATTTGACTTTAATGATTTTAGTGAAGATAATGTTGCTAAGTTTATGAGTCTTACTCCAGCTAATAAAGTATTACTTTTACAATCTAAAACTACTGATGATAATCTATTTAAGAGATTAATAGTTAATATTAAAGATAATAGATCTTCTTCTAAAGGACGTAATTCTAAACAAACTATTAATATTATTGATAGCGGTATAGGTTATGAGAAGATGTATCAATTATTTAAAGAAGCATATTATAATAATAATCCATTTATTCAAACTGCGGCTATTGATTTAGTTCGTTATAGTATTGTTGTAGAAGGATATAAATTTAGCGGAGGTAGTATAAGTAAGATTATCCCCACAGAGATCCTTTACGGGGGAAGAGAACAATATAATAGTATTGACGGAGTTACTTCTGGTTTAGGCATTATATATGATACTAATCGTGCATTAGATAATCTTCTTAATCCTAATAACGATACTTATTTAGAAAATGTAGAAGATATTATTAATAATTTTTATCGTTCTTATACTAAGAGTAAAGATATAATTAAATTTGAGAATAAACGTAGGAATGGACATAATTCTATTAAATTTAATCTTAATGGTCTTGCTCATTTAGATGAAGAAGAAGCTAATAAATTAGGAATTACTAAACGTATTAATCCTCGTACAGAAGAAAAAGAATATGTTAAGTTTGTAATGACTAATATGTCCACAGCTAAAGGTAAGAATAAAGAACTTACTTTATTTAGAGTAGTTCCGGTTCATGATAGTATTTATTTATATCCTGTAAACAGATTAGAACCTAATGAAATAGGAGACGTATCAGTTAATCCTGATAATAGAAATATTCCAAATTCTGTAGTTTATGAGAATATTATTAAAGCTAATGAAAATCTGAATACTGAATCTGATATTAGTATTAATAATCTTTCAGCTATTGAGAAAGCAAGATATAATATTACTCGTGACTTTACTATTGTTAAGAATCTAAATGAGAATCTTGCGACATCTACCCCCGTAAAAGGAAGTAAGAAACTAATTGATGTTTGGCTCGATGCTTATGAAGGACAAATTAATGTTATTCGTGAAAATCAATCTGTAGATGATATAGATACTTCTAAAAGAACTATATTAATAGTAGACGATGTTAATAAAACTATTAATGATATTAACGAATTAGAATCTAAAGGTTATTCTAATTATATGGTAATTGCTCAAAGTAGTGAAGCAAATTCTATTAAAGGAATAATTAATACTTTAAATCAAAGAGATCTTAATAGAATTAAAGAAGAGAATATTCAACGTAAGTTAACTATTAATCGTGCTAATCTTCAAACTAAAATTGAAGGAAAAGAATCTGGAAGTTATTCTCGATTAAAAGAATTAACTAAACAACATAGTGTCCGTGTTATTAATAATGGATTAAACTTTATATCTGTTGAGAATGATTTAATTAGAAGACTTAATTTTCTTCCTAATACTTATCATCAAATGAGTATAGATGGAGTTAATTATGTATTAACTTATTTAGGCGAAGTAAATAAGAAGAATCTCAAAATTCTTCCTGATTATATTAATGCTGAATCTAAGGATGTTCTTAATGAAGTTGTTTCTAAAGCTACTTTATTAAGTCCTTATTCTCGTGCAAATATCATAAAGATCGAAACTTATGAACATTTTAAGAACGATGTAAGAGAATCTGTTATTATTGATAATGATGAAGCTATTAATCAGTATATATCTGAAGCTGTAGCAAGTGTAGAAAGAACTGAAAGAAATATCGAAGATGAAGCTATTACTGAAGTAGCAAGAGCGTTTACTAATCTTGATATTCGAGTAAGTAATACTACTAAATTCAATGATATTGTAAGAGAATCTGCACTTAGAGTTATTAATGGTTATACTTCTAAACGTAGCGAATATATCTTTAATAAGATATTAAATTTCTATACTGATGGAGATAATACTTCTTATGGAATTACTAATCCGAAGTTATTTGATTTAATGATAGCCGATGACAATCTTCGTACTGAATATGAAAATTTCTTAGATTCTATTCATAGATTTATTGAAGATTATAATTCTATTGAATCTATTGAATTATATGATATATCTTTAGCTGAAAGATTAGGAGCAAGTGAAGAAGAATTAGAAGGACTTAGAAGAAGTAATGAAACTCTAAAGCAAATTAAAGATCAATTCGTTAAGATAAATGCTTTAAAGAATCAAATTGATAATAGTAGAAAAATGTATTATAATAAAGTAATATCTACTCTTTCTACTGATCCTCGTATTCGTACTCAATTGATTGAACTTACTGAAGCATTTGACGATGAAAATTGGGCACAATTAAAACTTGCTGATAGTCAAGAAACTCATATTCCTTTAGTGCAAGTTGTATTAAAAGAAGCAATGATTAGATTACGTCAATCTGAAATAGAAGCTCGTGATAAGAAAGTAGAATTTAGAAATAATATTGAAAGTATTCTTAATGAAGCTAAAAGTCATGGAGCTGAAGTTTCTCTTAATGATATTCTTGATCCAGAAACTGGAAATTTACTTCTTCCTTATACTAAAGATTTAGTAAATAAAATAACTGAATTAAAGCAAGAACTTAAGATCGCTGGCATTGAAGATCCTGAAGGTCGTAACGGTCTTAGATATAAGAAAGCTAAAGAAGAATTAGAACAGTTTCTTATAGATAATGTTGAACGTCAATATAAATCTAATTATTATCAAGATTATCTTAATCTTAATAAGATATTAGATAAATATCCTGCAACTTATACTAAATTAAAGAAACTAATGCAAGAACAATCAGAGATTTTATCTACTATGATAGGAGATGATTATCGAACATTAGTTCCTTCAAGAGCTAAACGTCTTAATGAGATTCGTAGTGAAATTAATGAAATGCGTTCTACTATTGATAATGATGGTAATTATAAATCTAATTATTACGAAGCTAATGCTGTTAATAGTTATTATTTACGTCGTCGTGCTCTTGATAAAAAGTACAAAGAAACCGAAGTCAAAGAAGAGTATGAAAAGAGATTTAAGAGAGCTATTGAAGATCTTAAATATCCTGAAACTTCTGATACTTATAAAGAAGCTAAGGAATGGTTAGACGTTAATACTTATAATAGACTTAGTGCTGATTTCCAAAATAAACTTGCAGAAGAATATAATAAGACTAGATTTGGTAATCCAATGACAGGTTATATGATTACTATGTTTAAAGGGAAATATGATAGCGATGGTATTATTGATGGCACTAAGTTTAATGAGAAACAAGTGGCTAATATTAAAAAGAATGAAGAACAAAGATTCCTTGCTGCAATTAAACGTAAGAAACTTAAAGAAGATGAAGCTCAAGCTTGGTTAGATCAACATGTTGAATGGAAGAATACTAAGTATTACGAAGCGAAGTATGTTGAAATGAATAGTCAAGGTAAAGAAGTATTCGATAAATGGTATAAAGAAAATCATGTAGTTAATCAAATTACTGGTAGATATGAACCATTACTTATTTGGAGAACTCGTGAAATTAAAGATGCAGGAGCTTATGTATATGAACCTCGTCCTAAATGGTTAGAGACTAAAGTTCAAGATAAATGGCTTAATCCTAAGTATAAACAAGGAATTATTCAAACAAGTAGTAATGCTTATCGTAATGATAAATATTATAAGATGAATACTTATCAGCAAAAATTATATAATGAAGTTGATGGACTTCTTCATGATATAGTTAAAGATAAGAGAAATCGTTCATTTATTAATAAAGGTTATCTTCCTAATCAAGCTATTGCTGAAGTTGAAACTAATGGATTTAAAGATTGGTGGAAGAGTTTTGCTGCAAGTCATGGATGGTATGATACTCCTATGAAATCTGAATTAGAAACTAACTTTAATCGTAGAGAAGTTAATGCTCCTATGCTTCATAGTTTATCTAAGATTAAACTTATTCCTCTTCGTAATCAAATGGAAGGCGAAAGTAACGAGGATTATGCTAAATATGTTCGTGAAACTAATACTCAGAATAGAGAATTAGAAAAACAAAGAGAAGAAGAGAATAAGAAACTTAATAATCCTAATCTTGGAGAACGTTTAGATGCTTTCATTGATGTAATGTATAAATATAATACAACTAATGAAGTAGCTCGACTAATGAAAATTACAAGTGCCCAACTTCGTAATATGGAATTTATTAGTAGAAATTCTAAAGGTATTCCAATTAGAGATAAAATAATGGAGAAAATTACTGGAAGTGAAACTGTTCGTAATAAGATAGCTGGAGATGATTCTAATGTAGTTAAACATTTTGAATCTCAAATGAGAAAACTTATATTTGATGAATTTGAATATGATCAAGGTGTTGCTTCTAAGATTTCTCGTGTTGCTCGTAATATGGTATCTTTAAAGTTTATGACTTTAAATCTTACTGGAGGTATCGCCAATGTTCTTTATGGTAAAACTCAAATTCAAATGGAGGAAGCTGCCGGAGATAATTTTAAGTATAAAGATTTTAGGAAAGCTGAGAATGAATATGCTCAAGCATTAACTTCTTATTTTGCTAATCTTTATTCTGATAAATCTAATAATGAAACAGATGCTATATTAAAGTTATTCAATGTCATTGAATCAGATATGGTAACTGAACGTTATGGTAAAGGTGATAATCCAGTTGGTAGATTTGAGAATTTACTTTATGCTCAACAAAGTGCTGGTGAACATTATATGCAAAATTGTGTATTACTTGCTATGATGAACTCTCATAGAGTTAGTGAGGTTAATGGTAAACCTAAAGTAATATCTTTTAGTACTTATAGTCAAGATCTTAGAGAAAATGTTCTTCTTCAAGTTCTTAATGAAGAACAAACTAAGAAGTATAAGAAAACTATCAATAGAATAAACGAATCTATTGTTGATAAAGAACAATATGTAAGATTTAAACGTGACGCTATTACTGATTTTCTTAAAACTGTCGATGCTGATACTCGTAAGAACTTTGTAGATAAGTATAAAGAAATTAAGAAAGATGCTAAAGCTAATTTTGATAAACTTCCTAACTTTAGAGATCAGTTTGAATTAAAAGATGGTTATGCAAGATTGAGAGAAGATAGTAAACTTACTAATAGAGATATTGCTGAATTTAGAGAAAAAACAATTAAAGTAAATCATCACATTCATGGTATTTATGATAAGATTGGTGCTAATACTATTCAGCAAACTTGGTGGGGAGCTCTTGCAATGCAATTCCATAAACATCTTGTTCCTGGTTTTCAAAAGAGATTTGGTTATAGATTAGGTCATACTGATGGTATCTATAATGAAACTCGTGAAACAGTTAATAAAGGTAGTTATGTTAGTCTTGCTGAGTTCTTAGCAATGCCATTAAAGAAACATTACGAACTTAATGATAGTAATGAATTAGTTGCTGTTCAAGGATTACAGAATATTGTAAAAGGTTATATGGATTTTATTAGTAATTTCAATACTTATTATAATATTCTTCCTGAATATGATAAAGCTAATCTTCGTAGAGTATTAGGAGAATGGATAGCTATTACTAAAGCTCTTGCTATATTTACTGTTGGTAAACTTATGCTTGATGACGATGATGAAGCAACTCAAGCTGCGGATTATATTCTTTATAGTGCTGATAGATTAATGTCTGAAAGTATTCAATATACTCCTTGGGGTATGGTTAATGAAGGAACTAAACTATATTCTCAACCAGTTGCAGCATTTAGTGTAATTAAAGATAATTATAATCTTCTTTCTTCTATTGTAGCTTATGTAGTTACAGGTGATCCTGAAGATTTATATTATCAATCTGGAAGTCATGCCGGAGAGAATAGAGTTAAGACAGCTTTAGTTAAACAAATTCCAATATGGAATCAGTTACATAAGCATGAAAACTTGGGTGCAAATAACTCATATTACAAGTTGAGGTCGAACCCAATCAATGGTATTAGTTCTATTATTGGAAGTTGGATTGAAGATAATGAATAAATAATAGTCGTTTGCCATAATTCTTTTAAATGTGAAAAGCCGTCCTGCTCGTGAGAGTAAGACGGCTTAAATTTTATAATTAATATTTTATCTCAATTATTTATCTACATTATTAAATATACAAGTTATATTTTTAATTAGAATATTTTGAGCTTTATCTACACCTCTAAGAATATATTTAGGATTAACATAATAAATAGTATTTCTTTTAAGTGTAGTAGGTAATTGAAAAAGTATATCAGCTTCTAATAAATCTTTAAATGCTCTTTCTACAGTTCTAATATTTAATCCTGTAATTTCTGCATAATATTCTTTCATGTCCCAATTAGAACTAACTCTTAATCTATTTAATAATAATGCTGGAGGTAAAGCTAAATCATTAGAAGTAATAAAAGGAAGATATTCAGCAATAGCAATCATAACTTTTATAGAAGTATCTTTTAAACCTTTTATTTTTCCTAATGTTCCAAGCATTATTTTCATATAATTCATTTTATCAGAATATTCTTCTTCAAAAACAATAGGTTCATTATTAAAATTATCAATTATATATTTAACAATATCATCTACAGTAACTTCATCATCTATAATAGATGATATTCTTTCTTTAATTTTATCCATAATTTTATATATTAAATCAATAGTACAAATATATTAAATATTCTTATTTAAGTACTAAAGCAACCGTTAAATTGTAATAACAATATTTGTTAAAAACATATAATAGCGACTGTAACACGACTTATAATCGACACTGGAGTCGTTATGAACGTCTCCACAGTCGTTTCATAGGCAGCATTTTACATATAACCCTACTGATAATCAAGCAGTTAAGTCTTTGCGTAATAGTTAGTTAATGTCTGCCTATCAAAGGTGCAACCTTTGTGCCGATGCGGCATGAGCATAAATTCAACGTATAGTAGTAACAGTATCATTTCTAATAGTATTTCTAATAGTATTTCTAATTCTATTTATCTCTCGATGTCTGGCTCGAAGTCTTGACTCGGTACTTTCAGTACCTCGTCTACGACTATCGAGTTGTCCTCTTCCCCCGTAAAGGAGTAGAAACATCTGATATTCTCTTTTTTCTTTTCTTTTAATTTCATATCTTCAGTATCTATAGAATTATATTTATCACAATCATCTGCAGGATTTAAAGAAGAGGAAGTTATAGCTCTCACACCTCCTTTACAGGGGAAAAGTACAATATCTTAAATTATATTACGGAGGGAACTTATACTATATAGCGGAGGGATTAACTATAATCATACATCTAACGTCCTCTAACTTATATAGTTTCAGTCGTTGCTAAAGCAACTCCTTCAAATTCAGCGCGGCTACTTTTAGTAGCATCTCAGAAAAACTTAAGATTTAAAATATAGATTGATTTTAAGGCTGCCTGTTCAACTTATTAGTTAGATCGAAGAAGTTATCGAGACGATAACGGAAATAGCACTACGAGCCTAAGAATAAGCGAGAAGGATATGTCCGACATCTGTTTCTTTCCTCGTAAAGGTGTTGACAAATCTGTTACTTCTCTATCTCTATTTCTATCAGCATCACTAATTTCATAGATAAATCCAAATAGACTTATAAAAAAAAGTAGTACTACCATTTCTGATAATACTACTCTTAAAGACATTACTATAATATTACTATGATTAATATATTACTTTACCTTCATAATTAATCTTTCTAAGTACTTTATTTCTAAATGCAACAGTAGGAAGATTACTAATTCTTCGAGCAATACTTCTCATAATACCATTATATTTATTACTTCTTTTCATAATTTAAACATTTTGTTAATTCTTTCTTTAATTCGTTAGTTTTAACTATACCGACAAGTCTACGATTATTAGGAAAGATAATGGTAGGAACATCCCCTACCATATCTTCATGAGCATGTGTTATATAAGTTGGAGAACTAATAGATTTAAACTTAATCATAAATTTACCTACAAATTCATCAGTAGAAATCATATCTAATAATTTATTCTTCATTCTAACACAAGCACCACAACCTATATCTTCATAAAATTTAATATCTATCATTTTCCAGTACTCCCGTGACCACCAGTCCCTCGTTTACTATCAGATAGTTTATCTGTTTCAATCCAATTAACTGTAGGATAACGATTAATTTGAATTTGAGCAATTCTATCACCTATAGCATAAGGAAAAACCATTTCTGGAACTTTAAGATTAAATGAACCAAGACCGACATGTTTACCAATTCTATTAATAGCTTTAATAGCTGCCTGAACAAATGAAATAATTACATTAGATGTACGAGGTTTAAAACTAAGCATAAGTTCTCCTCTATAACCTGAATCTAATACTCCAACACTATTGCTAAGATAACAATCAGTTTTACGATTACTACTACGAGGATAAATCTTCATATCGTAATTCTCAGGAAGTTCAAAAGCAAGACCTGTTCCATACACGAAACAATCTAGTTCTTCGTAATACTTACAACTAATTGCAACTACATCCATACAAGCATCACCTTCTTTAGCATACTTAGGCAGTTCTGCTTTCTCATTCAATCTTTTAATTTTTACTGGTAAATCCATTTTTAATAGTTTTAATAATTAATTTAATAATAGTCTTAGAAATATCATAAGCAACATATAGATTATAAATAGGAACGAATAATATTAAGAAGAATAATAGATTATCTATAACATCACCCTCTAAACAATAATCTATTTTGTTGCTTATTAATCTTTCTAAAATGTTTAATATCACTACAAGAAAACAAACAAAGAATATTAAGAACAAAGGTAACTCTATTATTAATATTCTACTTATGTTTAGCATAATTCAAGAGCTAAGTTCAAAGCCTTATTACAAATATTATAATCTGCACCCATAAGACCTATTTCTAACTGTTTTTCTTCATTCTTATAATCTTTAACATTAGAAAAGTATCCAGTAATACCATTATACATCCCCCAAGCTGTACCTTCTACTTGCTTTTGTCCAATACCATCACTTGTATATTCTAAAACATCAGTAAGTATATTAAGTTTCTGTTTACTTATTCCTACTTGTTCAAATGCAGAATTATCTCTATTTAATAGAGGTTTATGAAGATTAAATTCATTTACAATTTCATTCTCTTTAGGAGATAGAAAAACATCACAAATATATTTACGAATAGTTTCATCATTAACAGAAGTATTAAACATAACTTCATATATAAGTTTCTCAGCTTCAATCTTCTGTTTAGTAAAACCAAGAATTTCAGGAACTGTATATAGTTTACTATTTACTCCTTGATTATGTCTAAAAGAAATATAAGAATCTGCATTTTTACGTGCAGCATTAAGCATATTCAAACACCAAAGTCTAATAGGAGTTAACATAATTTGAACAGCTGAACTTCCATCATGACTATTAGTAAATAGAAGATATTGTTCAATTATATCTTTTCCGTTAACACTAATTGGAGTATTTACTTTAGCTGTAACAAATATCTTTTGTCCATAACCAAGATAACCAGCACTACACCATTTAATATCATCTCCGATAGCACTATCAAAGAAATTAAATGCTTGAATATTTTGTACAGGTTCATATCTCCCTCTAACTTCACCTAATGGAATATTTTTATCAGTTCTATAAGTAGCAAAACTATTAGGAACATCAACAAATTCATATCCATTAACTATATTAGGAAAGATAGAACCATCACGAGAACCAATACCAGCTGTCATTTTTGCAGCCATTTGACATTTAGCAACTGTATAATCAAGACCAGCTTTAGTAATTACTTCTTCGGCTGTTTTACAGTCACTAACATCTATACCAATTTTTCCTCTAAAAGGAACCCCTCGAACTTTGTACTTACTTTTATATTCAGTACTAAAATTAAAATTACTCATGGTTTAAATAATTTATTATTTCTTGTTCAGCTTTATCTCTACTAAGACCATATTCTTTTCTAATCCATTCGATTAATTCTTCTATTTTCTCTTCTAAATCATACATATTATTTAATTATTAAAGATGTATTTGTTTCTTCTTTACATATATTAAGATTAGCACCTAATTTAAGATGTTCTTTAACTATAGACGAACTAATATTTTGAAAAACATTAGTTTTATGAGGATGTTGTCTAATCCAAGATAATAGAGGGAGATTTTCAATAGAACATAAGTCTGCAAGACTAATATTAATTGAATATTCAACATTAATAATATCTAAATCATCTTTAGTTATTCTAATATCATTGTTTTCTTCCCCCGTAAAGGCGTAACTCTCTTCGTTAATCCTCTTTCTTTCAGCTTGAAGATTCTTAGTAATAATATTAGCAAGATAATCTAAATCTAATTCTTCTATATTATCAGTACTACTAATATATTCTCCAGCAATATCCATATATAATCGGATAACATCAGCTATAAGAAATTCATCTAACTTAACAGTAGTAGTATTTTTAGAATATACTTTATAAGTAGCTCCTTCTATAACTCTATTACCAGATTTACCAATAGTACCATAAGCAAGAACTGCATCAAGTACAACATTCTTTAAACGAGTATAAGTATTAGTTTTAATCTTCTGAATCTTATTAATTCTATCTTTCTCGTTTTTACATTCACTCTCTTGAGCTTGATAATGTTTAATTACATCAATATAATTTTTAATCTTATCTTTAAGCCCATCTTCAGTAATAGCTAATTTTTCAATTAGTTCTTCTGTTGCTTCACCTTCTTCAAGTTGAAATATAATATCTTGAAGTTCTTGTTGAATCGAATATAAACTTGCCATTATCTAATATCTTTAGTTATTATGAATTTATTAAATATCTTACCGCAACACTCACATCGAGTAATTATATTAATCCCTACTCCACAATTATGACTATCAGTAACTACTAATTGATCAAGAATATTTCTTCTATGTAAACCAATAGCACAACGTAACCATTGAGATGCAGTAAAACTTGCATAAAGAGTAGAACATGTATCACCACTATCCTTTACGGGGGAAGATTGCACTAACTTTTCTCCTACTTTTATTTCTTCTTTTTCCATATTAACTTTTATATTTATTAACTCCAGTACTTAAAGGTGCTTTAATATAACTAAGAGGATTATAATTAATAATAATAATATCTTCAACTGAAATCGAATCTATTACATTTAAACCTCCTTGAATATTTCTAAAAGGTCTTGTAGATATTATACATTGAGCTTCATTTCTTGGAAGTTTATTATCTACTCTTTTAAGATACTCATAAACTGCATTTACTTGATTTTCATATACATGACAATCAGCTCCATGCCATACAAAAGTGCCTAATTTATATCCAGTAATTCTACAAAGTAATCTATGAAGAATACCATAACTAAGAAGATTATAAGGAACACCTAAAAACATATCACAACTTCTTTGCCACATAGATAAATCAAGATATTTGTCATCTCTACCTTGACGAACATTACATTGAAAGAAAGTATGACATGCAGGAAGAGCTTGACTACTATGAATAGTATCTTTCCAATTCCAAGCATCTACAATATGATACCTACTAAAAGGTTTTTCAATTAGATTAAATATTAATCGAGCAATTTGATCTACTTGTCCGTTTTGATTTCTCCATTGATGACCATAAATCTTTCCACAATCGCCATAATTATAATCTTTTGGAATTTTATTATCAAGAGCAGAATTAAAATCAATAGCAGCAATAGGATTATCTACTTTTTCTAACCATGTTTCAAAATCAAGAACTCCTCCTAATTCACGATAATAACGATAAGCATCATCATCCCAAATATGATTATTATGAGCATGAAGAAAATTAATATTAATTTTACCTTTAAGAATCCATATTAATTCACTAATAACATTCCTTGTAAGAACTTTCTTTCCCATAAGAATAGGAAGACCATCTTCAGGTTTAATAGTTATCTGTCTATCAAATACAGATAAAGTACTTGGAAGCCCCTCTCTTGCAGAGGGTTTAATACTTCCGTTTTCAATAATCTCTTTTAGAATTTTAGCATACTGTTTCATATTCTATATAATTATTTATATAATCAATTACTTCATTAACTGTATTCGCAGATTTACTTTCGATATGTTTAAGAATTTCTTTATTGACAACAGTAATACCATAGAAATTAATTCCAGCATAACTATCTCTTATATTATCTACTTCAAAGATATAATTATCTTTTATATAAAAAGTAATATTACCATTAGAAAGTATATTTCTATTAGGAATAACTCTTCTAAAGATTTTTTATATCTTCTTTACTTGCTTCTTGTAAATTCATAATCAAATATCTTTTTAATTTTATTATATAATTCTTCTAAATCTTTTCCATTCCAAACTATAACTTTATTAGTATCCCACATAATACTATCTAAATCATTTTCACTAATATGAGGGTCTTCGGAATTTAGTTTAGAATTAATTATTTTATAAACATTTATATTATTATTAATACAAGTATCGTATTCAGCTTTGAATCTAACATCATCAATGATATAATAACTAGAAGGATTATCTTTTATTTTTCTAATAACTGGATTAATCCATATATTTTTACCAAAATATCTTTGACCAATATCAGTACCAAACCATTGAAGAAGAAGTCTGAGTCGAATATAAACATCTTTATCATTAAATATATCATATCCAATTTGATGATAATTTTCTATCTTTAATGTTCTTTTTGTTAATATTATCTTGTTTAATTTTGTATCAGTAATAAAACTTCTACTACAAGGATTAAACCAAAATTTATCTTTATATTCTCTATCATTAAAATAATGAATATTAATATCAAGAATAATAGATAATGCTTTTTTAAGATTAGTAGCAAAAGATAATATATTAATAGTTTCTACATCTTGAATAATATTTTTAAATTCTTTAAACGAAGGAGTATCTTCCCAAAGCTCACAAATAATAAAATAATTGAATATTTTAGCACTAATAGTTTTACCACTATCTTTACTTCCATTAAAAGCTATTGCTGGCATAATGATTTATTTAGTTTATTTAATTTAACCATTCTATTAACAGCTTCTTTAAGAGTAAATGCTACTTTATCTTTAATAAGCTGTTCTTTAACATAATCAAATCCAGTTTTAGATTTAAGTTGAGGAACATTTCTTAGATATTCCTCAACTACAATTCTAATCTCATTTCTATCTACAATATAAAATACTTTTTGAGTAGAAATAAGATATTTAGGATTAATTTTAGCACCTACATCACATCTAATCACACAATACATAAATTATATTATTGTTATCTTTTCTTTCGTTAGGTAAACAATGAACATTATAACAAGTAGTATGAGTATAGAGTGCGCATTTTCTACATTTGATAGAACTACGAAGTTCGGTAACTTCGGGTTTAACTTTCATTCCATCTACAATATCAATATTTCCAAGAGGAGTTTCTATTGTTTTCATAGTATTCCAAAATCTTTTTCAAGTTTATAATATTTAATAAAATCAAGAATATCTTCATACCAAATATAATGACAACCAATAACTATACACCAATCAACTTTATCTAAATACTCTCTTGATGATGGAGGAATAGATATTTGATTATCTTTAAATTTATGTCCTTTAAATATTCTAAGAAGTTTATAATCTCCACACATTATATTCTTATCAGAGAATTTCATTTCAAATTCTTCTTCATCTTTATGTTTATCTATTATATATTTAAAAGTTCTAAATAAACAAACAGCATCATGATAAGGAACTGAACAAGCACGAGAAGTATAGATAAACTTAGAAGCAGTATTAAATGGAATAACAAGTTTTAATTGAGTATTTTCTATACCATTAGTATATTCTCTTACTTCTTTATATTCCCAATGTCCTTTATCTTTTCTCCAAGCATAATAAGAAATAGAAGTCGTTATATTAACTCCTTGTCGCTATTTAGCAGCTTGATTAGTATAATTAATATTTTTAAGTGCTTCTTCTCTATTTCTTTTATTAGTTTCTATACGTTTTCTTTCTACATCTCTTTCCATAGCATCTAATACTTTAGAACGAGCAATAACATAAGAAACCCAACTATCGCAATCTTTATAAACTTCTTTACTAATAGGATATTTATTATCAATATCTTTCTCAGGAACAAAAACAGTATCATACCGTTTTCTTACTTCTTTAAGAGATATACCTTTACCATAACAATATTTAGTATAGAAAGAACGAAACTTTAATTCTTTAATTTGTTCAGAACTAAATATTTCTCTATTAGTTATATCTTTTACAGATTTAGGAATAACTTCAATAGATGTCTTATAAGACCATCCATGATATATATGATAAGCTATTGGTTCATTTATTACTTTATCAAACCATCCATATTTATAAAGTTCTTTATCTATACACCAATTAGTAAATTCAATAAAACTTTTCCTATCATCATATAAACGATCTACATTTCCGTGGTAATATAATTTTTTATTGCTATTTAAAACAACAAATTCATGTTGAAACCATTTATATAATCCATGAATTAGATATTCAGCATGAAGTTTTAATTTAACTTCTTCTGATTCATTAAGAATATCTTTTTTAAGACAAGACAAACTTGTATAAACAGTCCAATCTTCAGGAATAGAAGATATAACATCATAATAAAGAGGAGACTCATAATACAATATAGCTTCTTTATTCTTTCTATTTATAATAGCGGCGCAAGTATTACGTCCACTCCAATATTTAAGAACACTATCTAAAGTATTATCTATTTTATTACCTTTAAATAAGTAATCTCCAATGCCAACAACACAATTATAAGAACGTCTACTATCTTTATAGTATATAACTTCTGGAGCATCTTTTTTCTTATGTACCCAAGCATGAATAATTTCACTACGTTTATAACTACGTTTACTTCTTTCTTTAGTCATTTATTTAATCATTTATTTAATTAGTTATTTCAAATATAACACTTATTCTTTGATATACAAAGAAAATCTTAGGATTTATTTTATAGAATTTTCACGTAATCTAAAGCCCATAGAAGAACGATAATCGAAAGTAATAGGATTGTTCATCTTTGCACAGAAGATTCAATATAAGTCAAAAGAAATATGTGTACGCTTATTCTATCTTCCCCCGTAAAGGAGTACGGAGATTTGATTGCCTGCCTACCAATTCCAATTCTAATGGATGAACAAAGTATAAATTAATGGTATCAGCACTAATACGAAATCTCCTAACTCCTATAGCAAGAAAGCTCCCATTAGTTTTACTAACAGGAGCTTTAAATTAATATTTTATATCTAATCTTATTATAAGATTATCTTCTTCAATATCTTCATATTCTAAATCACAATAACAATTATCTTTAATAAATAAATCTTTAGCAACATCTTTTAAACTAATAATATAATATCCAAACATTGTTTTTCTAAACTTAAAAGATTTATCTGATATAGAGTTTCGACTAAAACATAGATAAATACATTCTCCTCGTTTAGGATCAATACGTCTAAGAAATGTTACATAAATATATCTATTAAGATTTAAAGTATTAATATGAAGATTAAGAGATTTAATTAATATATAATCTCTTTGTTCACTATATTTTATTTTATTTTTACCAAGTATTTCATAACCAGTTATCATATTTTATATTTTATAATACTCGAATAATATTTCCATGACAAGGAACATTAGTTACTCCTCCTCTTGAACGATATTCAACAAAAGCTAATCTTCCAATATATAAATCTTTATCTTTTAGATATTCTGCTTTTTGATCGAATGTTCCAACTGGAGTCATTTCAAATGTTTCTTCGTTAATATCATTCTTAAGAATAAACTTAGATAGATTACTACGTTTATATCCTTCTGGGATAATATCTACAATTCTAAATCTTCCATCAAATAAAGGTTTAACTTTAAGCATAGCATCATTACGTTTACCAAATTGATATTCTTTTTCAGGATTACGAACAATAAGTCCTTCAAATCCAGCAACAGTAAACATACTACAATAAAAACTACAATCTTGAACTCCTCTAATATTATAATGCGGAAGAAGTACAAATCTATTCTTATTGTTATAATGATTATATCTTAAAGATTCACTCTTAGTTTCCATAGGAAGTTTTAAGTCAGCAAAATGATGATAAAGAATATCAAATCGTTTAAACTGAAGAGTATCTTCTATAGCTAAATCATAACACCAAAACTGAAGTTTTTGATTAAGAGGATTTCTAATGTTCTTAGCTGCACTAACTATATTATTTAATTCTTCACCAGGAATATACAATTCACCATCAAGAACATAATTCTCTTCTTTCATTAACTTATAGAAATTCTTAGGAATAATATTCATAAGATATTGTTCAAGTGCAGGACATATATAATATCCTCCTTCTCTACTTCTAAATTCAAGACTATCTTGTTGGAATAATCCTTCTCCTACAGTTTTAGCTGAAATATTACAACGAACACCATTAATCTTCCATTGCCCATAGCCAGTACCTTCATGCTTATCTCTATCAAGTATTTTAGCTAACATAGGAAGAACAAAACCTTCTTTACCAGTATTATTCTTAGGAAGATAAGTATTAAGATAATTAATTAGATCTTGACCTCCAAGATGAGAAGGAGCATTATCATATAATTCAGCAAGTTCTTTACCGCCTTCTTTAATCTTAGCTTTAACAATAGAAGTAAATTCTTTAGAAGCTTCTCTTTTAGGTCTATAAGTTTCTACATGAAGAGACTTACCAACAATACCATATTCTAATTTTATAGTTTCATCATCTACTAACGATGCAGACCATTGAATAGGATTTCCTTTAGCATTTCTTTTATACAAAGTTCTTTTTTTAATCATCTTCTAATATTTTATATTGATTAGGATAATCTCTGATTATATCTTCAGCAACTGAACGAGAAGTAGTAATAGACTTATTAGAAGAAATTTTAAGAAGAGTAACTTGATCTTTCCTTACCTTTACGGGGGAAGATTGCACTACTTTCTTTTCTCTTTTACTTGCTACTTTCTTCTTCTTTTCATATATAACAGGAGGATGTTCTTTTTCATATTCGAGATTCTTTTCATGAATTTCTTCTATCTTATATTTAGGATAATCAAGAAATACTAAACAAGCAATAATCCATTTATATCTAAAATGAATAGTTTGAAGATAAGGATTAGGAAGAATAATTTCTTTAATCCATCCATCTATTAAATCTTCTTTCTTTTTAGTTTCAAGTTTATTTTCAATAAGTCGAACATCACTTCTATCTAAAGTATAAGAAAAAGCATCATTATTTATCATTTCTTATCTTGTTTAATAACTATAATTCTTTCAGGTTTCCCTATTCTAAAATGATACCACTTAAAAGATCGAATATAATCAGTAGTTTGCATATGAAGAGGAATTTTACCATTAGCTTTACCAGTTCCTTGCTCATAATTGAAATCAGAAGGAATAGTATGAAACTTACCATATTCTTTAAGAAGAAGTTTTTCAATTATTTCTATATCTTCTTTAGAAGTAAGATCTATTTTACCATAAATCTTAATATCAGTAAGACGAAATACAACATCTTTAATAGAAATATAATTAACTCCTCCAGTTTCATTACGAAGACTTCCATTAATTTCATCTATTTCTAATTCTTCTTCTTCAGTAAGAGGCATCATTAGATATATACTATTGATTCTATCTCCAATACCAAATCTATTGATTATTATTTTATCAATAGCTCCAGATAAATTATAATCTATTACATCATTCATCTTTATCAAATAATTCTAATGTTTTATCTATAAATTCATTTATTAATTCAGTAGGATAAATAGTTATTAAATCACTAAAGTCCTTAGCTCCATAATTATCTAATCCTTTACCATTAGGAATAAGAATATAAGGAATATTATATTTCTTATATAATTTCTTAGCGCCACGAACTCCTGTTAAATCATAATCATAAAAACTAATTAGTAACCCATCAGCTTTAAGTTTAGATTTCAGATATTCGTATTCATTTTGTTTAAGATTATAAGATTCACTACTAACATTAATTACTCCTATTTCTGATTGTGCCCACTTCCCCCGTAAAGGGTAACGCTTAATCCAGTTACTTATCGCTAAATTATCTTTATAGCTTTTAGTAATAATAATTATATCATAATTATCTTTATTTAAACTAAGTAATCCAGCAATACAAGAAGTATTAGTTATGAATTTAACTTCTCCTTTACTTCTATCTCGAAGAGGATGATATATTTCTATATTATAAATACCATTTTGATCAAGACCTAAAATATAACCATAAGCAGGGTCATTACTTCTATAAGTATATTTAGGTTCAGGTTGACAAAAACGATTAATATAATATTGATCTATAGGCACTACAAAATGTGTATCAAGCCAATTAATACCAATTTTCCATTTAGCCCATATATCTCTATCTTGTTTAGTCCAACCACGAGTAACTAATTCAATAATTGGTTTAGATTGTTTAATTCTATTAATACTTTCTTTAAGTAGAACTAAATTCTCTAAATCATCTTCTTCTCCACTAATTACTTTTCTAAAAGTATAAGCGATATGTTTAAGGACATAATAAAAATCAGATTTAACTCCAATATTAATTTGCCTTCCTACTTTAAAGCTAAGAACGTACGCTACAATATCAAAACAATCTCCCCACACAAGACCATTAAAATCTCTTGCTTTAAGTTTGTTTTTATTATTAAAAGCAAAACCAAAAGTAGGATGTCGATCTACACGTAAAGGAGAACAGATTAAATTACCTGTTTCAATACAATCTTTAACTACTTCAATAGGAATATTAAGATATGTAGACATTATACGTTCTTGACTAACTTTAGAAAGAATATAATCTTTAGTTAAATCATTTTTTATACCTCTTCGCATACTATTAGAAATAAAGAAAGGCGTAATAGACTTAACTATTACGCCTTAACTAACAACAACTTATTTAATTAGAAAGGCAGATCGGAACCATTTTCATCTGTAGCAAAAGCTCCAGCAAAACCTCCAGCATTTCCTCCAGCATTTCCTACTCCCATACTTGGAGCGGCAGGAGGAATAATACCTGCACCTACAGGAATACCTGCACCAGCACCAACACCGATATTAGGTTTCTTCTTCTCAATATTCATCGGAGTAATACATTCCTTAGTAATATCGAGAATCATAGAAGGTTGTTTCTTTAATTTAGTATCTTTATCTCGTCTAACAAGTTCAAATATACCTTCACCAACAAAACGAGGAAATACTAAATCACCATCTTGTATTGGTTGCCATTCACCTTTATATTTAATATAACGAAGAAGTTTACTCCAAACTTCAACCGGTTTACCACTTGCATCAAGTAGAGCCGACTTACCGTTATTACCAGTTTCAATTAATTTAAGAACATTATCAAATAAGATAGACCACGATTTAAGAATTTCTTCAGGTTCAACAGGAACAAAGCTCCCCTCTTCGTCATAATCTTCATATCCAAGTTCTAACATATCAAGTTCTTCATCCGTAAAAGTACGACCTCTAAGAACAAAAACTTCAAGAATATGTTTAATAGTAGCCATAGGTTGAGTAAATGCCCATTCTTTACTTCCACCTGGAATAGTATCTACATTTGACTCAACAGGAAGAATATTAATATAAGCATATTTCTTTTCACTTACATTATCTCCAAGAGATGAAAATTCAACAACAAATTTAGGAACTTTACATCCCATAAATTGAGAACTACCTCCTTCTTTTTCTCCAAACGTAACCCATTCTTTACGAATATCTACATTACCTAAAAATAAACCAACACCTTTAACAGCATCAGTATGTTGAAACTTTTTTCGAGAAGCCGAACGAGTTTCGTTATTAATACCTCTACGTCTCTTCTTAGGAGCAACAGTTTCATTAGCTCCATTCACTACTTTTTCTTCTACTTGTTCTTGAGTACTCATAAAATTAATTATTTAATTGTTATTATTATATTACTTAGCTTGTACAATACTAAGTAACTTTTGTAGAAAAGCCTTCAAATATAAGGAATTAAGATTATATATGCAAAAAAAAAGAGAGAAAATTCATAGGAACTTTCTCTCTTTTATTAGCATAAGCTATTTATAATGGAAGAATTATTTCTTACCAACACGAGCAACAGGCTCTTCGTCACGGTCAAACTTAAACTGATAAGCTTTAACAGGAACCATACCTTTACCATTAGGAATTTCAACTTCAATCGGCTCTTCAAGATTAATAGTAAAGTAACGATTTACTTTCTCCGCATCTTCTAAATCAGCTTTCAATTCATTCCAAATATTACTATCAGAGAATGATACAGTCAAACCAAGACCAATCATATTAGAAGTAGTTGCAGTCTTACTACCAGAGAACTCATCAGTAGTAGGAGCGTTAACATCGTCAATAGTTAACAACGTTGCAAGAATTTCATCTGTTGCATCTTCTTCTGTTTCAACAATACCTTTATTGATTGCACGAGCAACAAGCAAATCATGCTTTTCTTGCAGCAATTCTTCAAACTGAAGTTCCAACAAAGCTTTCTTCTGCTCTTCTGTCTGACGAATAACAACTTGACGAGGGTTACCTTCTTTATCAAGCATTGCTATACCTTTACATACAGCCCATACAGAATATTCTTTAAGGATAGCTTCACGAGCTTCATTAGTTCCCCATTCAAGACCTTGATCAGCAACGAAAGAAACCAGTTCAGGATCATTTTCAAGAATTGCATTTTCAATAGCGGCAATGTTATTAATAAACTGAACAAAATCACCAGGAATAATATTCATAACACGAGTAACTACTCCAGTCAAAGTAAATTTAGCTTTAGTAGAATTAGCTATGATTACCGGTTCATTGTTAGATGCAACATTTCTCTTACCACTTACTACAGCATTTAATCCAAATTTCATAATTGTAAATTTTTAAAAGTTAATAATATTATTAATTTTAGTGCTAACAGCACTTTGTTTTCTGTTTTACTCTTCTACTGAAATATCAATTATATCACGGTCATCTAAATCTTTACCGCTAACAATCTTTAATTCACTTGTTTCCATACATCCAAATAATATATCAGATGCAATATCACGAGCACCAAGAGTAAATGCTCTATGACCAATCATAATTCTTGCATATTTAACATAAGTATCTTTCTTAAAGAACTCTGCTGCAAGAGCTTCTGAATAACTAAAATGACTTTTAGTTTTTTGAATAACCTTTTCACCATGTATAACTTTATATCGAGTAAACTCATATTCAGTAACATAATCAACAGGTTGAGAAGGAATCCGATATACAGGAATTTGCTTACCCCCAGACGCAATAAAAGCATTAGCTTCAACTACTCCGCTAACTTGCTTAAACGAAGCATTTAATTGATAAGCTCTATAAATATTCCCTTTCAAATCAGTATAAAATCTAACAGGATATACACCTACTATATCTTCATCGGTACATTCTGTAGCCTCTTTTTGAGACTTACATTTCTTACAATAATCAGGTAGATTAGTTTCGATATAAACATTGCTCCCATCAGTATATTCATACTGAGCTGTATAATCTTTAATACATTCCCACGTTACAGCTGCCCTTGAAAGCATTGCTTTAATCAAATGAATATCAATACCTGTTTTACCGTTAATAACATGTATATGTTCTATACATCCAGTAAATGGTAAGTTTAAATCTTGCGCTCTATTATATATTGCAATACCTTCAGCTATAGTTTTAAAACCAGCTTTATCAGTACCAATAATGCTTTTAAGATAAAGTTCAAGTTGGCTTCTTTCTTGTGGGTTTAGAAGATTAACTTTATTGACATCAACAACAGCATTACTACCATTATTTGAATCAACAAGAGCGACAACTTTATCTTCTTTCTTTTGATTCTTTACTTCTTCCATTATTTCAATGAGCACTTTTGTTTGTAACTGTATGACAAATATACTACTTTATTTTTAAATAGCAATAAGTTCATATTAAAAATCTCCTATACTAATATTATTTTCACAATTCTTAACTATTTCATCTTCTTTGTTTCTTACCTCCTTTTCTAATTTGTTTTGCTCTATGGTATTTGCACAATATACTTTATAAACTTCATTCGGAATACTACTAAATACGAGATTCGGAAGTCTATATTTAATATCACGTACAGAACTACATAGAGTAGATGTTAATATTAAAATGTCTATTTCACCTTCTAAGCTCTTGTCGATGGCGTTATTTGCGGATAATACTTTCGTATATCCATCATTGAAAAGTCCTAAATTGAAGCTCTTTTGTGCCTTTTCAGCCATATATATAGGCTGTCCGGCTTTCTGTGACTTGGCAGAATACCTCAACTGTTTCCCGTCTTTATCAGTCTTAGGAACAGGAGGCATTTCACTATGAAAACCAAGACAATAAGGATACTTTAGAAATTTCAATTTAGTAGCAAATATATCTCCATTAACAGGAACTGATTTTCCACTATATTCAATATTATCATTAATATAATTCTTAATCTTTTCTGCAAATATAGAAGATTTAGATATTATAAGAATCTTCTTTCCTTTATTCTCATTAACTATATTATAGATTTCTTGAAGTTTAACTATATTTTCAGATATAAGAGTAGTTCTTAGACGAATAATATTATATACATTATTAGCTCTTTCAAGAAGAGCATTAGGATTATACATATCATCAATAGCTTTAGCCATCGGATCGTTCATATCCATTTGAACACTCCATCCGTTACTTATTGCAATAGTTCGTCTAATTTCTTCTGCCGATATATTAGAAGTTTTATTACCAAATTTACATTCTTCAATAGCATCAAAATTACCAAATATAGTAATACTATCATTAATAAATTTAGTATATTCATCATACTTCTGTTTATCATCATCAGTAAGATAACAAGGTAGTTGATACTCCTTTACGGGGGAAGAAACGGCTATATGTTGTAACTGATTAGAATTAATTCTATATACTACATTACTAAAATCATGAACAGCTTTAGCAAGATCAGGATTAATAGGAGTATCAGTCATAATAGCTAACTTAAATCTAAAAGTACAAGCATTGATTATATTATTAATTTTATTAAATACAGTAGTATTAAGAGTAATAATAATATCTCTCTTAAAATCACTACCATATTTATAATTTTCAGCATAATCTCTTGTAAATATAGTAACACGAGCACAAGCTATTGCATCTTTAATTAGTTCTTGATTATTAGATTCATTTTCTAAAGCATAAGTTAAATCTAACTTTTCAGTCATATCAGAAGTAATAATCCAAAATGTACAATTATTATTCTTAGAAATCATATTATCTATAATCATTACTAAGAATTTAATTCTATCTAATGGATCACATAAACATACTATACCTTTACCTTTATTATCATAAGCCCATTTATTTGATGCTTCATTGTATATAGTACTTAAATTATCTTTCATTTTAATTTAATTTTCTTCATTATCTATAAAATCTTCAGTATCAGAATCATCTAAATCATTATTTGAATTAAAAGAATAATTAAAAATTATCATCAGCATAAATAAATCTATAACCTTTACAAGTATTATTAATACCTGTAATACATTTACTTACAGCTGAAATAGATACATTATTATCTTTTGCGGCAAAAGAAATTGAATTATATAAAGTTTTATTTTCATTTTTATCAATTCTGATAACTTTTTTATAATGACTATTAGATATTCTATTTTTAACAGTACCAGTATTCATATTATGCTTTTTATCACACCATTCTAAATTTCTTACATAATTGTGAGATTTAATTTCATTAATATGATTAACTTCAGGATAATTATTAGGATTAGGAATAAATGCTTCAGCAACAAGACGATGAATTAACTTATTATATCTCTTTTTATCTACACTTACAACTACATAATAATATCCTGTCCCATTCGATTGAGGAGTTAACATTTTAGATGGTTTATTTCTAACCATTCCTGTTTTATATCTGATTATTCTTTTAACAGATCTAATCTCTCCAAAATTACTAACTTCATATAAATTATTTAAACTTTTTACAAGTCTCCATTCTCTAATCATAAACTATATTATTATCTTCATTAAAATCATCATTAAAATCATCATTATCAAACAATTGACTATACATTCCATAATACTTTTTAGCTCTATTCTTACCTTTACCTTTAGTAGCTATACCAAGTTTTATAGGATTTATAATAGCCATAGCTTCATTGTAATAATATAGATAATTAATATTCCATTCAGAAATATCTCTATCATCTATAAGATTACAAACAGTTACTCGTTGACCGGCAGTTAAAGAACTTTTCTTAGTATCAGCTTGTCCATCAGGTCTATATCCAATAACTTCAACTTTATTTAAAGTTCCGCCATTAGTAGATACATAATATCTTGTATTTCTTTGTATTTCTTCTACTGTAAGTTTACCATTAACAACATGTGTATATTCAAGTTTATACTTACGAGCAATATTTTGAGTTTTACAGAAATCAAGAATACTTTTAGTATTACGTAAAGTATCCATTACTGGAATATTATTAAGAAAATATTGATTAACTGCATAAGAAATAATAGGAGCATTATATCCTTTAGTTAAATCTTCTGAGAACATCTTATGATTCATACGAGAACCTTTAAGTTTTATATCTCCAGAAGTTTTACGAGTAATATAACTATTTACACCTTCTCTAACATATAATTCATATTCAGTAAACTCAAGTTCAAGACCTAAATGTTTCTCCCACCAATGACATATTTCATTAGCTCTTTCTTCTAAACCATTAGGAACTACAGTAACGATACCATCTGTATTAGCACTAATTACTTTTATTCCTTCAAGTTCAAGACGTTCAATTAACATTAAAAGAAATAATTGACCATTAATAGTAACATTATACATTGCTTTCTTATCACAAAGAAAAGACTTTTCACTTCCCATTTTACCAAATATACCTGCATTAGCAACAATCTTTAAACAAGCTGCGGCAGTACCGTGTTTATCTCTTTCTTCTTGAGATAAACTTTTATCTTTAGCTAAATGTTTATGTTCAATTCTTTCATCTACAATAGTATCGGCAATTTTAAACCAAGCGTTAGGACTAAGATGCTTCTGACAAACTTTAAGCGAACGAATCATATTAGGATAATATGAAGCAACATCTCTATCTACAATCTTTCCATTCTTATTATCAAATATCCCAGGAATCTCATTACTATGTAAACCACCAGTAGCCATAGTATAAGACATTCCTTTAAATAAAACTTCTCTTTCAAATTCACCTTTTTCTCCTTTAAGAACTAAACCTTTAACTTCTGCTAATAATTTATTCAATTCAGGAGTTTTAAATTCAACTTTAGGAGATATAATTTCAGAAACAACAATCTTACGTCTAACAGTCTTAGTTTCAAGAAATCTACTTGGATGTAAACCTGTAAATTTACTATATAACTTAGTAATTACTTTATCTGCAATAGTACTTCTACTTGAAGAATATACATTTACATTATATTCTCTACTAATAGAATAACGAAGTCTAACTTCTTCTTGATTTAATCTTACCATTTCTCCACATATAAGAACATCATTTAGATTATAAACTTCCATTTCATCTTTATATTCAATTGGTAAATATCTATTCCACTTATCTGCATAATACATATTAAGTTGAAAATCATCCATTTGTTCAGACTTCTTATAATAATGTCTATCTAAATCTCCAATAGGAGGCATTTGCCATTCAAGAAGATTATACCATTTAATATTAATAGAAGTTTGTTTAAGACTCTTATGATGATAATCAAGACGAAATATCTTCATTAAATCTATATCTCTAAATGCAAGTTCGTTCCTACCAAGAGTTGCAGTAAAATCATCTTTCCAAAGAATTTCATCATTACTATTCTTAATAATTATTTGTGATGTTTCATTTAAAAACTTAACAAGTTCTTTACAAGTCTTATATCTATTCCAATACATTAATAATGCAGACAACATAAATCTATCATATCTACTATTATTAAATCCATAATAATCAGCATGATATTGAAGAAAACTAAGAAGAGATAATAAATCATTATCATCATTATCATGAAGACTAAACTTATAAACAATAAGTTTAGATATTCTTTCTTTTATTTCTTTTACTGTAAGACATTCAACTAATGGTTGAGGATTTCCTTTATCATCAACACAATCAACAAACATCTTTAGATATTCTCTAAGAGGAACAAATATTACACTAAAGTAATTCTTCATTGACTCTACATCGTATAACATTGGAATCGGAGCTGCCATAAACTTATAAAGTTTTAATTTGAAATTCACTAAGATTTCGAGAATCTATTGCATAAAATATTTGAATCAGTTTTCTTTTAAATATAATTTTAGTATTATCATATAGCATTGATAACGGATTATAATTAGTAAAATAATAAGCATTACAATCAGTATATACTATGTTATCTTTAGTAGGACTTTTACCAATTATTCTACTTCCGCTATTACCAAATAATATAAATACATTAGGCCTATAATTTCTAACTCCCCCGTAAAGGAGTGAGAAACATCTTGTTGCTATTTCCTCATTCACAAAATTATCATCAAAAGGAGCACATCTAACTAAAGAAGTTATTAGAAACTGTTCTCTAATATCACAATTAAATAAATCTTCATAAATCTCTTTAATTATATTATAACTTCTGTTATTAGATATATCTCCTTTATCTGACTTTTCTAATTGAGGAAGAACAATAAAAGAACCACTATTAGGATTACCAATATTCTTACAGAAAGGTTTCTTATTAGTTATACTTAATGGACATCCATTACATACTTTAGGTAACATTTGCTTAACCATAAGCAATAAAAGCTCTATTTTGACATCTACTTACTGCAACATATAATCTACGAAGTAATTCATCTATATTAGCATAAGGGGTTCTTCCATCTTCATGAAATACAATATCATTGATATCTATATAAACATCCTTAAAAGTACTGCCTTGACTCTTGTGACTCGTAAGAGCAAAACCATAATCAAGATCTCTACTAAATACAATCTTTCCAGCACTGTCAAGAATATTAGTTAGAAGTAAATTCTTTTCCTTAAAAGCATAATATTCTTTCCATCTTTTAGAACGAGTATATTTATCAGCTTTTTTAGCACTATCAATTAAATCAGTAGCAATCTTATAATATAGCATTACATTACCAAAATCTGAATGATCTACAACAAATAAAGGACTAGTAGGTTTACCGCCATGAATAGCAATAAACTTAACAAGAAATCCTTTAATTCCTTGAGAATTAACATAATTAACTACATCTTTAATTATATAATCTTCAGAATTAGTAATAATTGCTTCACCGAAATCATCAAGCATTGTACTATAACACAAAATCAAATCATTCTTATTTATAATAGAACGATTAGAATCTTCAATAAGATTATTTCTAATATACTTATTCCAAGAACTTACAGCTTTATTTGTATAACAAATTAATCTACAAGTATCAACATCAGAAGTAAATTCATCAGAATTAAATCCTTCTAATACTAAACTTGCAAATTCTTTTTTTCTACATACATAATAACCTTGAGTTTCACTATCATTGAAATTAACTCTATTACTATTTATATATTCAAGAAACTTATAAGTTCTATGTTGAATATCATATCTTAATAATCTAAGTGCATAACTAATAGGATTATCAGAATCTTGTCTTACAATTTCATTAAGAGTAAACACTTTAATTCCACTAAAACAAGGACTAATTCTTTCATTAACAGGAGGAAGTTGACTTAAATCACCACAATAAATTATTTTACACTCATGTTCTTTACATTCTCTTTCAATAAGAATTTTAAGATTACGATTAATCATAGATGCTTCATCAACAACATATAATTTATAGCCTTTAATTTTCTTTTCTGCAAGAGGATCAAAAGGAGGATTATTAATATCAAAATTATCTATATCAACATTTAATCTTAAACCTAAATCAGATTGAATAGTATTAGCTTTCATTTCGGTAGCTTTAGTTAAAACTCTAACCGCCTTATGAGTAGGAGCCGCTAATCCAATAACAGAATTCGCATAACCACTAAGTTTAAGAATATGTTTAATAATGAATGTTTTCCCACTACCTCCAGGACCACATAAACCTACAGCTATTTGATTAACATCAAAAGGCTTATTAAGGAATTCAAGAATACCTGTACAAGCTTTGACTTGATCATTAGTAAGTTTAACTTCTAATCGAGGAGTTTTAGCATCAGTAAATTTATTTAGTTTTTCCATCTAAGTCATTCTTTTTAAGAAGAAATTTATTAATTCCATTTTCTACAATAATACTACCTTTAACTAATAATCCATGTCTAAACGGAATATATCTTTTAATAGTAGCATCTTTAGTATCTCTAATAATCTTTACAGGTCGAAGGCTAATATTATCTATTCTTACATATATAATATTAAATCCTTTACAACTAAATGACTTATCAGATAATGGAATAGGAATTTTACTTCCAATTTGAACAAAAACGTAATTAGGTTCATGATATTCAATAATACCTATTACTGTTTCTTTCTTAATTTTAATCTTTTCTTCTTTTGGTTTCGGTTTAATAATATTAAAATTGAACTTCATTACCGCTAAGTTTAAGATACTCTCTAAATTGATTCACATCGACAGCATTTAATTTACATAAACGCCAAGATTCAACAATTACAGAAGTTTCAGTAGAAACTATTTTAATAGTACTTTTATCTTCTGTTAGACTATTAAGAATAAATTTGGCAAGAAGAAATTTACTGTCAACATCATAATATAAACAATAATCATCTTTGGTAAAACCAATAGTAGGACATTCACACCAATCTAATCGTTTCATTCCTTTACGGGGGAAGATTGCATTATCAAAATCACTTGGAATAACTTTCAATGGACTCTTCAATTCTTCTACTTTATAGCTATTCTTTATATCTATAAGAATAAAAGTATCATCTTCTCTTCTAACAATAATATATTCTGTATCTCCTTTATATACTGGAAATACACCATCACGAACAATATATCTAAATAAGTTTATATACATATTATTTTATTTTATAGTTTTCTACTAATATTTCAAATTCTTCAGGATCAACAAGAGTAGTTGGAGTATTATATAATTCTCTTGGAACAATTACAGAATCTCCTATTATTACTTTATCTACTTCGCTACCAAGATATTCCATTGCTAATGTTTTATTACCATCTGTAATAAGATCATTACAATCTTTACATATAGTTAGAATATTATCTTGTTCTTGATTAATAACAAATGTAGTTTTATTACAACAAATACACTTAGATGGTAGAAGAGCTAATCTTCCACCATCTAAATTAAGTATCTTAGCCCTTTTTGCTTTCATATATGCCAATAGCTTTAAGAACTGCCAATTTCTTTTTATCAGTAGAATAACAAAGTTTATATTTAGATACTACTGTTCCGATAGTTACTTTTCTTCTTGTAATCATAATTCATTCAATTTTAAAATTATTAATATGATTTTATATAATATCAGTAATTGTAAGAGTGCTCGCTCGGACTGGTGTCCTCGCTGCGCCATTTTCCCCCGTAAAGGATATAGAACATCTAATACTTCTTCACTTCATTATAGATATACTCATATCTTGCATTAAATGCAGACATTTTAACAGCATATTCATATTCAGGTTTATCAGAAGTACTAATTATTTTACTTATACTATCTAATTCAGAAGTAGCTTGAATAACAAATAAAGCATCATTAATAGCTTGGGCTTTAACAGCATCAGATTTATCTAAAGCATTATTAAATCTAATATTACTAAATTTCCAAGCATTATTAGCCTTAATTGCTAATTCATAGTTAATTCTATTTATAGTATTAGTTCGTTCAAATCTTTTAATTTCTTTATCTTGCTTTATATTATATGCAAGACTTGTACTTAAAGCAATAAATGCTATAGTATAAATAATAAGCCCATTAAATCCTTTCATAATATACAATATAAAAATAGCTGAACTACTAATAATAGTAATCCAGCTATAAGTTTAAACAAAATAATAATTATTTAGAGAAATCATTTCCACTATTAATAAGATATTCAGGAAGACAATGAAAATATTTATCTTTAGTACCTTCTAAAAGAATACGAAGATATAACTTATTATCAAAACTTACAACTCCATCAATATATCCATGTTCAATATAAAGAGAACCGTCATCGTTAACTCTCTCAACATATTTTACATAACGATTATTAAATCTATTTGCAAAGTTCATAACATCTATCTTTATGGGCTTAAATCTTTTAACTTGTTCATTCATAATTCATATATATTTAAGTTAATACTAAGTTCATTTAAAAGGAGAGACACTTCTCTCCTAAAAACACAATCCAATAACAGAAACAATTACTTCACAGTAATATCTTCTATTTATGAAATGAAAACATTGTAGATACTTTACGATAAGAATTTCTCTTTCTCAACCATTACTGGAAGTATTTCAACTCAATAAGTCATCATCAGTACAATCATTATTTTCAAAAGTAGCAATCGTTTCACAACGACTACTACTTAAACATGACAAACATTATCACACACAATTAAAAAACCCCAAATGGTATTATTCAATTTCATTAAATACGATTTTAATACGAAGGTTTCTAAGAAAACATTCAGTGACTATGTAATTAATATCAGATTCTAATCTTTTATCATTAATATAAATACTATTATATTTCTTTTCTAATACTTTATTAGTATTTGCAGTATTTATTTCTTTAGAACTTACAATAAGAGTAGCACTATTGGAACTAAGAACAAGATTAGTATATAGATAAATAGTTTCATAAAATATATAATTCTTATTTCTACTACTACTTGTCAATTTATTAACTATTTCAAAATTATTATCCATATTCTACTAATTTAGAGTTATACACGCTCGTAAACCTAATTCTTTTACCCTACATTCGATTATCTATATCGAAATGATTAATCCTACACTACGAGATTTGCGAGCCGTGACGAGCTTTAATTTGATTCAAATTTATCCTATTAGAGATAGTAATACTGTTAGATATTATACTAATTATCGCAATCCATATAATACTAATAGTATTGTACATAACCAAAATGGTAAAAGGCGGCTGATTAAATATTTCAATTTAGTAATAACTGGTTATGAATATATAAAATAAGAATAATTAAACTATTGTTGCAATAAATGCTAAAGCTAATGCTGTTATTACAACAAATAAGAAAGAAATTAATATCTTTTGATTTTGCTTAGTTTCCTCTAATTTATTAATAGATGTAATAAGACGTTTAACAGACTCTCTTTCTAATTTAAGATCAGCTTCAAGCGTTTTAAGTTTATTAATATTATCATCAATATTAAGACTTTGAATATAACTAATTAATTCAAGAATTAATTCTCTACCAACAGTTTTACGACCAGAAGTATTCTTCAAATAACTCTCAACTTTAGATTTTAATTCAGCATTCATAATTCATTTATTTTATTAATTAATAATCTATTTAATTTCATTTATATCAATATCTAAATCTTCATTATATTCAGATAACGTATCGCCATGATTCCAAGCCTCTGCATAAATACTATCAATTACATCAATGTCAGTATTTACAGCATCAATAGGAAATAGTTCATCGTAATTACTATCAATATCAATCATATTACTATTGTTTTAATTATAATACAATTGTATATAATATAATGAAGATTCAGTATATTTATTAACTTTATTTAAGAATTTCATTGTTATACTTCAACTTATACTCTTTATAGTGTTTAATTATAACTATATCATTCTCAGCTATATACCTCTTTAATTTATCTCTATCAAAGTAAACAGCATTAATACCATAGAATTGATTCTTATCTACTTCAATACGAATCTTATCACAATGAAGAAGATAATCAATATAATAAGAAGGAGGAAGTTGTTCACTACCATGACTTTGATAATCATGCCAAAATACTTGTTGTTCATTAACAGCAAGAAGACACATTATATTATCAGCATCAAACTCATAAACACCTTCACAATTACAATCATTTACGCAATTATTAGTAATATATTCTTTAGTACAACCAAATAATATAACACTACAAATAATCACTAAAAGCATTCCTAATACAGTATTCATTTTCATTACATTAAAGATTTAAGATATATTTATCAATTATATTAATTATTTTATTCTTAAATAATCGAAGAACACGAGAACTAAGAAGCTTTACTTTAATAGATTCAGCTGTTTGAACTTTCCATTCATAAGCATTGGCTTCAAGCATTCTGTTATAATTTCTTGTTTTCTCTTCATAATATCTATCAATTCTTTTAAATTTATCATAAAGATCAAGACAAATAGAATCGTTAGTTTCTTTACTAAGACCGATATTACCTTCAAAATGCATATGCCTACCATATTCATATTTAACAGTAATATTTGCAGCATTATCTATAAGAGTTTTATATTCATCCTTTGTAAGAAGAATATAATTAGTATCTGTTATTGGTTTCATAAATTATTTAGTTTTTAAATTATTATATTTCTGTTATCAGATGTTTTAGGGATGATATTTCATATCTTCAAGATATTCAGAGTCTGAAAGACGAAGATTATCTTCTATAATTGCAAGATAGAAATAGTAATCCTATTGCTGCTAATATAACTAATAGCAAGAGAAGTATATCTGTGATAACTACTTGAATATCAGCATTATCAATAATTCTATATAAAGTAGAACTTTAAGAAATATCTTTAATAAAAGAATTAATTGTAATAGGCTAAATGACTATAAATTAATAATTTATAGAAGATTGATTAAAGAATAGGTTTAGATAAGAGTTTATAAGTAGCTCGAAGATAAGAGTTTATAAGGTAAAGACTTGATAGGAAAGTAGGAAGAGAATCAAGAGTATTAATATAAAGAATATTAAGAGGAGAAGAAGGAAGATGGTAGGCGACGGTACCTCCAGCACCTCTATTTTCATCTCTAACTCTATTTACAACACTCTTTTTCTGTACTTCTCATTTATATAATCCCAGTATTTTATAGCATTTACTTCTTCTCCATCTACTATATAAGTTCTTCTATCTAACTCCCAAATAAAAGCATTAGCAATATTAATCAGATCTACATTTCTTAATATAAAATTTTTATCAAGATTACTATATTTAATAATATTATCTACGAATATATCTAATGCTTTATATTTAATCAAGAACATCAATAATTTCATTGACATTCCGCATATCAGTTTATGCTTTAAAGTTAATTCTTTCTTCATATTGTATTTAATCTTTAGATTTATATTTAAAACCTCAATTAGAATCATCTGGATTTAGTTAATCAAAAACATCTGTATGATACCTATATCTACGAAAAGTATCACCCGTAAAATTATATCTAATAGTAGATCTAATTTTAATAACAAAAAGCAATTTATAAATACTAGTATCAGCATTGCTAAAATTATATCTAAGAGTACTATCGACTAGTACTTTCATAAATACTAGCTTCAGCATTAGTACGACGTACCTTTATATTAGCTGGCAAACGGTTATATATTTATCTAAATATCTAATTCTCAGATATTTAGCTATTAAAATGGCTTGGTATTTTATAGATTAGCGTGCGAAAGCTTGCTTTCAAGCACAGCTTAATCTATAAAATACTAAAGCATTTCAAATAAACAAATATTTGATTAGATATTTAATATAAATTAATATCCGCTCGATAATTGTATTTATAAATAGACATTATGAAGGAGTTATTTCTGCTATTATCTTCTATAGCTTCAGCACTATTAATTTCATTAATAGCACTTCGAGTTCTTCCGATAATATCTTTACTAGTATTAGAAATAATATCTCTACTATTAAGACTTCTAGTTCTATTGTTAGTATTTAGCTTATCAGATGTTGCTTAGGATTATTTGAGGAACAATAAAATAAGAGCTACCAGTATTTCTACCAGTAGCTCTATAATCTATTATGCCGATAACATCTTTGCGAGTTGTATTTCCATCATGATACTACCTTTATCGGCGAGAGTAATTTCATAAGGGAAATATTGTACACGATTACGGTCAGTAGCCGTATATTCAGATGGCTCACGAGTGGCATAAGGATTTACGAAATCTTCACCAGCTGCAATCTCATGAGCAATAACACTAATTCTTGCACCTTTAAGAATAGCAAGAATAATATTGATATTACCATCAAGCATAGCTTTAGCTAATAACATTTCACCTTGACTTTTAAGCAATGCAGCAAGTTGAATAGTACTCGTGAATACATTCTTAGTAGTAGACATTTCATACTCACCATTCTCATTATTAAGAATATATTGAGGAATATTCTTATTAACAACAATAGTGAGATTACCTTCAGTCTTTTCGGATGCTACTACATTAGTAATAACACAAGAAGGATAAGATTTACAATCACTACGACCAAGAAGAGCCCGAGTAACAGCGTCTGCTTCATTACCAATGTAAGACTTCATGTCTACTAATTTAGTTTCTTTAGTTTCCATAATTCTAATGTTTTAAATGTTAATAATAAAATAATATAATGCAATATGTTGATAGTCATTGATTTGAATATCAATATGTTGATAGTCATTAGTTTGAGTAAGTATAATAGTAAAAGTCCAACTATTATACAATAGCTGGACAAATACCTAACATGAATAGTAAGACAATAGCAATAACAGTTATAATCTCACCAGTAGAAGCACCTTTACCTTCAGCTTCAGCGATCATATCATCACTATTAACTTCTGCATCTAAATAATCTAATTCATCTACTTCATTAAATGAATCAGTAAATTCATAATCATCTTCGTACATAGTTTTATTTATTTAAGATTAAACACCAAATACATGATAACTAACAACACTACAAATAAGAGCGGCAATAGCAATAGCCATTACCACACGATATTCATTAACTTGTTTCATAATTGTTATTTTTAATTGATAGAATATTATTACCAATATGTAGAAAGTCATTAGTTTGAGGCGGGGGAGTTCATCAACGATGAACGATAGGGGGAGTTGTCAGTAAGACCCTCCTCTTCACACTTATACAAATATAATATTCTACCTATACAAATATAATATTCTACCTATACATTCTTTACTTTTACCTCTTTCTTAATTCTAATTCTATCTCTATCTTATTCAGTACTTTAAATCCTATTTTCTATATTATTCTTTCGGTCTTTCTATATTCAATCTTATCTCTTATTCTTATTTTTATTATAATTCTTATTTTATTTTTATCTCCTTCTTTAATTTTAATTCTACCTCTTTTTCTAACTTTATCTCTAAGTTCATATTCTATAAAATCTCTTTTATTAATTCTAATTCTAATTCTAATTTTAATTCTAATTCTTTAACTACGGGGGAGTTCGACTCCCACGAATAGGACGGGGAGTCATAGTATAGACCCTCCGTCCAGCATTTATATACACTATTTTTAGTATATCCTTCTAACTCAATATTTAATTCTTATTTTATCTTTATCTTTTTAAAACACAATCTCATCTGTATTTATTTTATATCTATTTTTAATTCTTAATGGAATAAGAATATTATTTTTAACTAAAGAATCTATAGCGTCTTTATAATTTTGTGTATTACTTCTAATTTTAGTATTAAAAGATTTAAGACTTTCAGGTGTAATATCTATAATATTATCTTTTTTATATCTATGTATATAACTAAGAACTATCATTATATAAGTATTATTTTCTTCAAGATCAATAACTTTTTGAGATAATCCCATTCCTCCTCCAATAATATCTAAATTAGTTTTAACTATTTGTTTATCTATATCTCTAATTGTTTCTTTTTTCTTTATATCTTTAATAGAAAGATATGCAGTAAGGCAACCGTCAGTAAAGAATAAATCTTCTTCTGAAATATTATTTCCATTATCATATATAAGAATACTAACGGCAACTTCTTCTTCTATTTTTAAATCTTTATTATATACTGGACTCTGTAATTCAGTATTTAATGTAACTGCTAATATATTATTATTATTTATAGTTATTACTTTATAAACTCTTAATCTATCCATATTATTCTTCTATTAATTTAGGTTGATTATTATTTATTGTATTTACAGTTTTAATAAATTCTACAATATTACCTTTAAATATTATATTATGATTAATAATATAATGATTCTTTCGATATTTAGAAAGTATTCCTAATCTAATAAATATTTTTATAGCATCATAAAAAGTACTTTCAGCAAGTTTATATCTACTAATAAATTCTTCTTTATCAAAAGTTACAAGATTACTTCCGAATATTAATCTTCGTTTTAAATATTTAAGAAGTTTATAACATGGGAATGTAAATTCATCTTCTAAAATATCTAATTTATCATACATAATAATATATTCTCCATTACTATATCTTTCTATGATATAATTATTTCCTTCAGAATCTACTTCTTTACTTTTAGTTAGTTTTATTAAATTAACTTCAAAAGGAGTAGCTATAACAATTGAATTAGTATTTCTTCTATTCATATTAATTTGATTTATATTAAACTTCAATACTCCGAAATTACGGAATTTATTTGAAAATCTGTGCTCGTCACGATACTTTTACATATTTTAACCAGTATATAACTGTTAAAATATAGCGTAACTCATTGATAATCAGTACCCATTATATATTATATATAATAGATATAATTCATTGATAACCAAGTAGTTATCTTATTAACACATTTTAACAGTAATTTTATGGGTTAAGTATTGGTACTTATAAATATAATACATATGTTTGTCGTAGCATATTCGAGATAGTTTTAAATACGATTGAAGTTATGAATAAAGATACTAAGTCTAAACTTAAAACTATTGGAGATAGAAATAATATTCCTGCTATTCCAGGAAAGTAATCATTTAATAGTTATAATTATGTTGTTATTAAAAAATGAAACTCTTAAGAGTGTATTTAATCTTCCTCAAACATTAGATGAAGTAAGTTTTAAGTATCTAACTAATTGTGTTAAGGATATACATGTTGCTCCTTATCGTTGTATTGTAGCTGTAGTTACTAAAGCTAAACTTAGAGATTTACTTGATACAAAGAATAATAATGCAGGTAGTACTGTATTCTTTGTAGTTAAAAGATCTGATTCCCCCGTAAAAGGAAATGAAGACTATCTTGCTCCTCTCAATCGTAAAATCTATATTGCTCCTTCTGTTGTATTTCAAGGTATAGATTGTAATAATGCTCTTAATCAATTATCTGTTTATAATATTGCTAATTTCATTGAAAGAGATAGTACTCTTAGAATGAGTATTATGAAAGGTGATATTTTTAGGAATGTTGCGGCTGGTAATGTACAGAGCGTGTTGCGAGATACCTCACTCCTTTACGGGGGAAGAGAACAGCAAGAAACTTCTTTAATTACTACTACTGCTGAAACTGCTGTTATTGTAGGATTTAAGATTATATATGAAAATGAAATTCAAGGACATAATGATGCAGTAAGTCTTAAAGATACTGGTATTACTAATTTCATTACTCCTATTACTTCAAATATTAACTAATGTCTACTCTTTCTCGTTTTAACGCTAAAGATCATCCAGAGTTAATAGTTACAAGAGAAGATATTATTAATACAATACAAGAAAATATTCTCGATGGAGAGATTATTAATGATGTAATTGAAAATGTTGAGAAACAAATTCGTAGTCGTGCAGAATCTCTTCGTCGAGTTAGTATTCCTTATATTGGTTCAATAGTTCCAAATGAAAATAAGTTAGATATTATTGAACATCGAGAATTAATGCAATCTAAACAAAGAGAACTTACTAAAGAACAATATCAGAAATTTAAGTCTGATTTTATTCGTTCTCGTTTTGCTTTACGAAAAGGAATGAGAAGTAAGAGAATTGTTACTGATAAAATGATTCGATTAAATAGTAAACGTGCAGCTCGAATGTTTAGAACAAATAATTCTGATAAACATATAAGAACTTATTTTTATTTTCTTGCATTTCTAAAACCTGTTAATTATATTCCAAATGATTAAAATTGCTGATATAGATTTAACTGATTTGATAAGTTATGATGAAAGAGGTTATGCTTATGCTCCTAATATTTATCAAATTCAAGATAAAGATGTTGCTCTTTTATATCAAAGAGATAAAGGTTCTCCTGGAGATATAGATGGAACTCTTAAACTTCAATATATTAAAGAAGCTGGAGTTGTTTATTATCTTGGTGATCCTAAATCTCCTGCTAATCAAATGGGATATAGTAGAGTTGAAGCTATTAAACTTGCTAAATCTAATTATGATTTAGATGCTGGATGGGAACCTGATGATCTTATACTTCGTTTAGCTAAAAGATATAGAGAATGTAAAATGGGAGTTGCCGGTGAAGCTCTTGAAGCTGCTCTTCGTGCTCTTCATAATTCTACTCTTGCTTGTAATATTCTTAATAATATCTTAGCTGAGAAGATGCTTTCAGGCCTTACTGATGAAGCAGCTGCTGTTATTTCTACTGTTACTGAACTAAGTAAGATAATTAATATTCTTCCTAATCAGATTAAAACTGTAGAAGATGCTAAGCAAAATCTTCTTCTTGAAAAGCAAACTAAGTATGCTCGTGGAAAAGTTAAAGTTACTAATTCTATGGATGCTTCTAATGCAAAAGATATTATGCAACAAGCTGAAGCTGAAAGAAAGAAACTTGGACTTACTAATTCTAAAACTGTTAATCCTCAAAATTACGAATTAACTAAATGATAAATATTAATCCTAAATATAGTAACTATCGGTTATATTTTGATGAACCTACTCATAAATATACTGATAACTTTAATAATAATTATGTCTCGGCTACTACGATATTACATAATTACGTACCTCATTTTGATAGTAATTATTGGGCTGAAAGAAAAGCTAAAGAAGGAAATACATCTAAGAAAATTATTTTAGAACAATGGGCTGATATAACTAAGAAAGCCTGTGATATGGGTAATACTTATCATAATGGTTTTGAAGATGGTATTAGACAGAATAGTCGATTCTTTAATGCTGTACAATATCTTAATAGAACTGAATCTAATGTTATGACTACTGTTGCTGATTTAGGAGATATTAACGATATAGTTAAACCTTTAGATCTTAAAGCATTTAAAGAACATACTGAAAATAAATATCCCGAAATATATGAAGTATTTGAATTTTATATTAGTAAAGGATATAAGATTTATTCAGAGATAGGGGCATTTCTTCCTGATTATCTACTTAGTGGGACTATAGATATATTGTTCCTTAGAGAAGATAGATTCGTTATTGGAGATTGGAAAACTAATCGAAAAGGTATTGAATTTAGAAGTGGATATTATAGAAAAGATAAAACTGTTAAGCCAGTACAAGAAACTGATGAATGGATAGATAAAGATGAAAGGCTTCTTCCTCCTATTAATAATTTATATAATTGTAATGGTTCTGTTTATAGTCTTCAATTAAATCTTTATGCTATGATGGTTCATCTTATTACTGGTCTTCCTTGTGCTGGATTAATCTTGTGTCATATTGGAGTTCCGTTTATTCTTAATAAATATGGACGTCCTCAAAGATTTAGTGATGGTTATCATATTGATACAAGTAAAGATGAAAAAGCTAATTGGTATAAGATTCAAATGATGGAGAATGAAATAAAAGCTATTCTTCGTGATAGAAAGATTGCTATTGAAGGTCAAGTTAAAACTCAGGCTGTTTTATTTTAATTAAGATATTATGGATAAAGATAATTATATAAATACTAAATATCAGCAATATAATAAAGATAAACTTATATTTGCTACTAATAAAGATATTATCGAAAAATGTATAATTACTGATTTCGATACTACTCTTAGAAAGAAAGGATATACTTATTTTACGAAAGGAGATTATAATCTTAATCTTATTGGTATTCGATCTAAAGCTGATAGATTCGGAATTAAAAATACTTTTAATGATGCTTTTGTTGTTGAATATAAAGTAAATGATAAATGGCAATCTAAAGTATATCCTTGTACTACTGATCCAGGTATTTATTATCTTAAAGAAAAACTTCTTTCTTCTAAAGGATGTGCTATTCTAAAACCTAATCAATATCGAAGTAGTTTTAAACTCGGTCTGCATCAAGGCAAATATAAAGCATTAGTTCAATCTAAACCAGTTACTGTTTATCGAGATAATAATAAAGATAATAAACTTGATTACGTTAATCCTGAAACTGGAATGTTTGGTATTAATATTCATAAAGCAGGAGAAGAAAGTAAGCAAGTAGATAAATGGAGTGCTGGATGTCAAGTAATAAGTACTCGTAGAAACTTTGATGAACTTATTGAACTATGCGAAATATCAAGTAAACTATATGGTAATAGTTTTACTTATACTTTAATTGAAGAAGAAGATTTAATATTATATGAATAAATACAATTGGATAGAGATAGTAATAATAGGAATATTACTTCTGATAATTTTCTTTTCCCCCGTAAAAGAGCGAGAAGTAATCAAATCTCAAATTGATACTGTTTTTATTGATAGTATAAAATATATTAGACTTGAAGATAGTATTAAGAAAGAGATTAAATATATAGAAACTATTAGATATGAAAAAGATAAGAAACTTCAATATATTGACAGTATTAGTAATGATAGTGCTGTTAAGCTCTTCATCAAACTTGTTGAAGGCGGGAGTTAGAGATTCTATACTCCTTTACGGGGGAAGAATTCATCAAGATAGCGATAGCGTTCTTATTGCATTATCTACTATTAGAAAAGCTAATATTAAACTTATAGAGGCTGAACAAGATAGACAGTTAGTTGAAAGTTTTCAAAAGATTGTTGAAATGCAAAAGACTCAAATTGATATTCTTGATATTAATCTTCGAGAAAGAAATGCTACTATTGTAAATCTAAATAATCAATTGAATGAACAAATAGATAATAGTAGAAAGTATAAGAGACAAAGAAATATATTTGCTGGCACAAGTGTGCTGGCATTAATTGCTTTAATACTGATGTAAATTATGGATGTAAAAGAATACCCATTCTATCAATATATTTATGAAGATAAAAGTCATTATAAAAAAGCAAGTGAATGTGGATATAATGATCCATTCGATCATTTTCTTATTGGAGAGAGTGGCGGTTTTTTATTAAATATAGACTCTAAGTATAAGTTAATTAATACAGATTTACTTCGTCCTGCTGCTATTGAATATGAAACTAATAAAAGATATACTCTTTTTGAAGAAGATAGTATTCCTTTTGAAAGTTTTCGTAAACAAGAAACTATAAGACGAATGGTAGGATATAAAGCTCCTTGTTGGTTAAATACTGAAACTGGAGAAGTATCTGATCTATATATAACTGGAGAACATTATAACTTTCTTAATTATGGTCGAATACTTAAACTTGATACTGATACTGTACGTGTTGAAAATGGTAAAGTAGTTGGTCGTAAGAAACTTGGTTTTCCACGAGTATTAGATTGTCAATTATGGTATTTTTGGATTAAACAATTTTGCAGAGATAATGGTTATTTTCTTATTAATGATAAAACTCGTCGTGGAGGTTTTAGTTATATGGAAGCTATTGACTCTGCTAATTCTATTAATCTTACTCCTGGACGTATTGTAATTCATGCTGCTGCTGATAATAAATTTCTTACTCAATCAGGAGGTCTTTCGGACTTCATGAAAAAACAAATGATATTCTATGAATCTGAAACTCCTTTTAAAAGAGGTATTGCTAAAATTGAAACAAGTGATTTTATACTTGGATATAAAGATACTCGCGGCGTTGTCGACGTTAATAGCTGGAATAGTGCTTGTATTTCTGTGTCTACTTTCAATAATCCTTCAGCTGCTGTAGGTAAAGATGCTGAGCAAATTAAATGTGAAGAGATGTCGGAATTTAATAACTTCGATGAGTTCATGGACGTTACTATGGCTACTCTTCGTACTGGTTCTGTAACTACTGGTTTTCTTAATGCTTGGGGTACTGCTGGTAAAGCTAATGCCGGATGGGTTGTATTTGAAACTAACTTTTATGATCCTAAAAGTTATGGATTTATGCCATTTGAAAATGTTTGGGATAAAGATAGTCGCAATGAAGTTTGTGGTTATTTTAAACCATTCTGTTGGGGACTTGAAGGTTATAAAGTAGAAGGAGATAATATAGATGTTCAAACAGCTGTAGATGAAGATGGTAATTCTGATATTGCTTTAGGTTTTGAAATTGCAGAAAAAGAACGTGCTGAATTTAAAGCTAATAACAAAAGTTTTTCTAAATATATAAGTTATTGTGGACAATATGCAAATATGCCATCTGAATCATTTAGTTCAGTTAGTGAAAATATATTCTCTGCTGAACTTGGTGATGCTTTAGATGCTTGGGAAAATAGACTTAAACTTGGAAATGAATTTAAGTATTATACTGATGGCAAATTTATTAAAGTAGATGATAAAGTTTCTTTTGTTAGTAATGAAAGAATTGCTGCAACTGGAGGTAAATATAATGTAGATTATTATGATTTTATTAAGAATGTTCCTCGACATGGAAATGAACATCCTCATGGTTGTGTAAGACTTTGGCATCATCCTATAAATGTTACTTATGTTAATAAAGATAATCAACCTTGTAAAGGTTGTCCTCCTGGAGTTTATTCTATTAGCTATGACCCTGTTGGTGTAGATAAAAAGAAAGAAGGAATTACTCTTAAACATTCTCACAATAGTATTAAAGTTTGGATGAACCCTTGTATATATAATGGATTTAAACCTAAACTTGTTTGTACTTATTATGGTCGTCCTGAAAGTCTTGAAGAAGCTGATCAAATATGTTTGATGATGGCAATGTATTATAATTGTATTGGTACTACTTGTGTCGAAGTTAATCGAGGCGAGACTGTTACTCATTTTAAACAATGGAAGAAGTTAAAGTATTTAGCTAAACATCCTGTTCATCTATGGGATAAGAATATTAAAGAAAAGATGGAAGCAAGTTACGGTTATACTATTAGTGGTGAAACTAAATTAGATGCTATGCGTATGACTGTTGAAATGCTTAGTTCTGTAGTCGGTAAAGATGAAGAAGGTAAAGATATGTTATATCTTCATTGTATTCAAGATTATCAAACAATACTTGAACTTAAGAAATTTAACGATACTGGTAACTTTGACCGTGTATCTGAACTTCTTATTCGTGGTATTGAATGGGCAGCTAATAATAAGTTTGCTAATGATAAGCTTAAACATAGACAAAAAGTGGATACTGCTATTAATAATTTTTGGGACCGTCCATGGTATCAATAAAGATATAAACTTATAAATTAAAATAGAAATAATATGGATACTGCTTTTACTTTTCGTGCCAATGATTTTCCCGTACAGCGTATTCCAAGTTCTGAAAAAGATAAGACTTGGGCTATGCGTTGTTGTGATTTTGTTATTGCTGCTGGAATACAGTGTAATGATAGAACTAAAACTGAGCAACTTCTTGAAATACTTCATGGGAATATTCCTAATGAGTATTATAGTAAGACTCTTAATCCTTATAATGCAAGTGAAAAGAAATATACTTATTTTCCATCTACGATGCGTAATCTTGATATTATTAATGATATTGTTCGTAGATATGTTTCTGAGTATGTTCGAGAAGTTCATGAATTTATTGTAGGTGCTAATAATCCTGAAATAGTATTAGAAAGAGATAATGCTATTAAACAAGATATTCTTCAAAAGGCTATTCTTGCTTATCAACAAGAACTTCAAAGAAGGATTCAAGAACAAGAGAAACAAAATGCTGAACTTGAAGCTCAAGGTCAACAAGCTCAACCTATAGATCCTACCCAACTTATGCAAGATGCTGAGCAATTTGAAAAAGATTTTGTTCAGAATTATATTGATGATATAACTCTTCAAGCCCAACATCTTCTTGAAGTTATAGATGATGTAGTTGATAATGAGACTATTATTCCTAAAGCTTATTTTGATTGGGTTGTTACTGGAGAATGTTATAGTTATCATAGCGCTAAAGGTAAACAACTAATTAAAGAAATTGTTCCTACTACTGAAATGTATCCTGTTCCAAATGGACAACAGAAAGTAGAAGATTATGATATGTGTGCTCGTAAGATGTATGTTAGTTATGCTCAAGTTCTTGCTATGTTTGAAGATGAAATAGAAGAAAAAGACTTAGAGTTTATTAAAACTTATTATAATCCTTCTACTGCAAATAATGATGCTAAATATCTTACTCTTGATAAATATTCTTATTATTTTCCTGATAAATGTAAGGGTATGAAAGAAGAAGATAGAAGATTATTTAGTACTAATCCTGTTAATATTCAATCTGTTAATGGTAATCTAATTGAATTATGGCATGCTGTTTGGAGAGGTTATGCAAGAGTTGGTATTCTATCTTATATTAATGAGGCAGGGTTTATATCTGAACGAACAGTAGATGAAGATTATCAATTTAATACAGATAATGGAGACATATCTATTGAATGGAAATATCAAGAACAAATATATGAATCTTATAGAATAGGAGATAATAAATATGGGATATATCCTATTGATGCTCGTCCTATATTCTATCAAAGAGATAGTGATAGACCTAAACTTCCTTATTGTGGATTACAAGAAATTATTCCTCAAATGGGAAGATTTAGTATTGTAGAAGTTCTTACTCCTTTCCAAGTACTTATTAATATATTTTCTTATCATAGAGAATTAATGATTGCAAAGAATAAGATGTTTATTCTTATGATGGGAAAATCTCTTCTTGGTAGTAATCCTGAAGATACTATTTATAGAATGGCAGCTGAAGGTATTCTTATGTATGATGATTCAGAAGATACTAATAGTCTTAAAGCTCAACAAGTAAGAATGCTTAATGCTAATATAAACGGATATATTCAAGAAGTTACTCAACTTATAGATGATATTAAGTTTACAGCAAGAGAGATGGTAGATATGAATCCTCAGAGATATGGCGAAATTTCTGGTAATGCTGGTAAAGGAACTACCGATGAAGCTATTATGCGAGGCTCTATGGGTAGCGTTATTCTTGTTTATATGTTTAATAAATTTAGAGAAGCTGATTATGCTGCGGATTTAGATATGTCTAAATTTGCTTGGATTGACGGATTAGATACTTCTTATTTTAGTAAAGGAGATAATCGACGTCGTTATTTATCTCTCGATGTTAATTCTCATTCTTTTGCCAAGTATGTAGTTAAAGCTAAGAATAGTCAGAAGATTTCTGAACAGTATAGGCAATTGCAACAATGGGCATTTAGTGCAGCTCAAAATGGAGATATTGATATGGCACTTGCTGCGATTATGGGAGGAAACCCTACAGCAATTGAAACTAAGATTAATCAATTTAAAGAAATTAGACAACGTAATGAAGAAAGTCTTCGACAATTAGATGAACAACTTGAACAAGTTAAACATCAAAATACTCTTGAAGAAATTGCAGCTAAAGGTGAACAAGATAGATTAACTGAAGAACTTAGATTAAGTTATGAGATGCAAATGAAAGGTTATGATATTGCAACTGATTTAGCGAATAACGGAAAAGCTAACTCCTCTACGGGGGAAGATGACAAAGCTGAAATTGATAGAACTAAGATTGCTGCTGAGAGAGAAAGAGATAGACTTAATTTTATTAATTCAGCTCTCGATAGAGCACAAAAAGATCGTTCTGATGCAACTAAAGAACGTATAGCTAAAACTAATAAAAATAAATACGATAAATAAGATACTCATGTTGTTCATAATAATAATTCTGGTTTAATTCGTACTGAATCTCTATGAGACGTAAGCCTGCTACTCCGGTGGCGGGCTTTATTTTTACCTATAACTCAAGTATAGAACTACTTCTTTTCGCTTCTATTCGATTTACTATACTAAGATGGAGAAATGTATTACTTTAAATAAAAGTCTCGTAGCGAGCCTTAGAATACGTCTTTAATAATTATTTACATTCGATAGTATTAGTAGACTTAATCTAATTAGCCAAAAGATGTTTAACTTATTGATGGTTTTGCTATTAAAATTAGCTTAGAAAATAAAAATAAAGTTGGAGTTTAAATTCCTATTATCTATATTTGTGCTATCAAAGCATCTAATTAAAAACTTAATGTTATGAATGAAGAACTTGAATTGAATACCGATAAGATAGAAAATCTTAATGGTGATACTGGTACTGTTGCTGGTGATAAAACTGATCTTAGTGCACCAGATAAAACAATTACAAATCCTCCTACTTCTGATACTCCTGTAGATGATAAACCTGATGATAAACCTGCTGAGAATCAAGATACTGATTCTAAAGTAGAATTAGCTGCTGGTACTGTTATTGAACTTGGAGAAGCATCTTATACTATAGATAAAGATGGTAATGCAGTAGATGAAAAAGGAAATATATTTAAAACTAATGCTGAACTTAAAGCATTAATTGATGAAAATGGAATAGAAGAAAATAAAGGGGAAACTCTAATTCAAACTATTCAAAGTAAGTTTGGACTTGAAGTAAAAGATGAAAATGGAAATCCTGTTGAGTTTGAAAATACTCCTGAAGGAATTTCTGCATATCTTGATAGTGTTCTTGAAACAAGAGAACAAGAAGTTGCTCAAGCTGCTTTGGATACTTTATTTAATACTTATCCTGCTATTAATCAAGCTCTTAATTATATTAAGATAAATGGTAATCTTGATGGATTTAATGAAATTAAAGATAGAGGAAACATTGTTGTAGATAAAGATAATGAAGACCAACAGATTGCTATTATTAAAGAAGAATGGCAAACTCAAGGAAAGAAAGGTAATGTAGATTCTTATATTGCTTATCTTAAATCTGCTGGAACTCTTTATGATACAGCTGTTGAATCTAATCAAACTCTTAAAGAAATTAATGATACTAAACAAGCTGAATTAGCAGAAGAAGCTAAAGCTCAAGATAAAGCTCGTCAAGAAGCTGAAGCTGAATATTGGGATGAAGTTGATAAAGTATTAGCTAATAAAGAAATTGCAGGTTATAAAATACCTGATTCTATTCCTGTTACGAGAGATGGTAAGAAGATGGTACTTACAAGTGCTGACTTTAAGAATTATATTTCTCGTCCTGTTGATAAAGAAGGTAACACTCAATATATGTTAGACGAAATGAAACTCGATAAAAAGGCAGTGATGCAAGACGAGTTACTTCATGCTTATTTGAGATTTACTGGAGGCGATTATTCAAGTCTTGTTGGTATGGCTATTAATAAAGAAAAAGTTAATAAGATTCGCATAGCTTCTCAAACCTCTCAACAAAAGACAATTAAAATAAAAAGTTCTAATAATGGTAATACTAAAGTTAATAATAATGATATAGTATTATCTTAACTAAATTTTATTTATTATGTATAAATTAAGAGAAGTACAAAGAGGAGTATATGATACAAGAGGTTATTCTAATGAAGCCTCACTTGCTGCTCTTATGATTCAAAAACCGGAGGAAATTAATAACTTTCTTACCTATACTTATGGTGTAGAAGATGATCGTTTTCCTCTTACTTTTTTGACTGAAGGTCAAGGTGCTGCTGGTGTTCGTGATATTAACACTGTTGAATGGACTTGGAAAGTAATGGGACGTATGAAGTATAACGACTATGTTGTTTACTTTAATACATCCGATACTACTCCCGGTATTGGCGGTAAACCAATTGAAGTTGAATTTGCTACAGGTCTTATTACTGAACAATACGGTTTGATGGCTCCGGACGGTGTTACTCAATGTCGTGTTATGAGAGATCTTGGAATTGGTGAACATGGTGGTCATAAATATATTCTTAAGATTAAGAATCCAGACCCTTCTGCATTTGTTGATCCTGATAATTTTGCTAAAGGTAAATATTGGAGTATGACAGCTCCTACTATTCCGGAAAGTTATTCAAGAGGTAATAAAGCTAATGTTATGTCTCCGGGACGTATGAAATCACAACTTGGTTTCCATCGTTATACTAAAGAAATTGGAGGTAATATTAGTAATGTAGTTGTAAACTACGAATTTAGAACTTCTGGCGGTGGTACTACTACTCGTTGGATTAACGAAGAGATGCGTCAATTTGATATTCAAATGCGTATTATGAACGAAATGCAATTATGGATTGCAAAATATAATAGAGATATTAATGGTAATATCATTATGAAAGACGAAGATAATGGTAATCCTATTCCTGAAACTGCTGGTATGGATGAAATTATTAGTGAATCTAACTATGATACTTACGGTGAATATCTTTCTTTGAATAAGATTAAACGTACTATCGGCGATGTAGTTGATAAAGATACTGATACCGGTTCTATGGAAATTATCTTGTTTGCTGGTAAAGGTGGTATTGAAGATTTTGATATGGCTATTCGTGAAGATGCTAAATCAGAAGGATTTATTACTCCTCTTGGAGATAAGATGATTAGTGAAGAAAGTGGAAGTCTTGCTTATGGTAAGTATTTCCGTAAATATAAAATGATTGATGGTCACACTGTTACTGTTCAACATCTTCCTTTCTTGGATAAATCTCCGCTTGCTGAAAATGCTAAAGCTAATGGTATGATTCATCCTCGTACTGGTCTTCCTATGACATCTCACTGTTTGTATATGATGGATAACTCTGTATATAATGGTGTACGTAATGTTCGTATGACTCGTATGAAAGGACAGTCTTATCTTATTGGAGTTCTTAAAGGTCTTACTCCTGTTCCTCCTTCTTGGGGTGCTGTACAAAATAATTCTATTGCAACTGATATTGATAAATCTTCTTATGAAGTTAAGATGTCTAAAGGTTTGCAAGTAGATCGTGCAGAAAAGATGTTTAAACTTGAATGTGTATTGTAATTTATTAATCTATTAAATTTATTATAGTTATGGAAGGAACTCGAACGCCTCTTGGCACTAATCCTATTAAACCTACACCCTCTACCCCCGTAAAGGAAGTCACTGAAAAAACTGTTGCTCAAGAATATGTTGAAACAGATGGGCTTGATAAACCTTTTGAAGAGAAGAAGAAAGTTACTATTGGTCTTGTTTCTGATTTGAATGTTTCATCTACTTATCGTAAAGTTAATGTAACTCATATTCCAGATAGACATGATAGTATCGGTTCAAGTATAATGTCAGTTAGACGTTTAATGGCAAGTGTAGGAGAAATTAATAAATATATGCCTGCTTTGTTAGGTATTTCTTCAACTCATCCTGATTTTACTACTCGTGTTAGTAAATGGTTCAATAATATTAGTGTATTTGTTGATTATAATGGATTCACATTTGACTGTGGATTTAACTGGTTAAAAAAGTCTGATTATCTTGAATATAAGAGAAAAGAAGAAGCTATTGAAAATGCTTATGATGATTCAGATAAATCTAATCCTAAAGCTTTGAAAGATGCAATTAAGAAAAGAGTAGAAGCTCTTACTGAATTAGAATCTACTCGTTATCTATACGGTCTTCCAATAAATGTTAGTGATTATTTAATCTATCGTCATTGTCTTCTTTATCCTGATGTAGCAAAAGATATTAATGTTGTTCACTTTGATAATAAAGTTCGCTTCTATATTAAAGATGAAAATAAAGAAGTAGCTCGTGCTAAGAAACGTCAGATTCAAGCTAATCAAGCTAAACGTAATTATCTTGAAATTCTTGATGATAAGAATAAGTTTAGAGATGTATTTATTTGTTATTGTGCTTCTCTTAATCTTAACATTCTTGCTAATCTTAATCAAGAAGATTCTATTAAAGAACAATTACTTGATACTTTCGCTTCTCAAGAACCCGATAAATTTAATAAGTTATTTAACAATAGAAATATTCATTTACAAGCTCTTATTGAAGAAGCAATTTCTAAAGGTGAACTTATTCGTTCTAATGTAAATCAGAATATTATGACACCAGAAGGTAATTTTATTGGTGGAAACATGAAAGAAGCAATTGCTTATTTTCTTAATCCTACTAATGCTGATTTCAAAAAGACACTTGAAACTAAATTAAAATATTAATAGCTATTATTATGAAACTATCGGAAATGCTTATTAAGTTTAGACTGTTGGCACAGAAAATGGAAATGCAGACAGTACTTTATATTCTCGACGAAGAGATAGTAGAATTGTTTAACATAACTATTCCCGAATATGCTCGTGATATCTTTAGTCGTAAAAGAAATAGAGAACTTAATGGTGTTTCCGATAACGTTGTTAGATTATCTGAATTACAGCCTCTTTATACTAATTCAATAGTTCATGTAACTAATAAAGGTCAACAGTTTTTTGGAGAAGGTTATGATATAGTTATTCCCGATAATTTGATGTTCATTCTTAATATTAATCTTAAATTCTCTGATAATAGTATTAGTGATTGTAGATTATTAGATATTGAACAAGTAATGAATACAATCAAAGATTATCATTCAAAACCTACTAAAGAATCTCCAATATGTTATATTAACGGTAATAATGTAGAAGTGATTACTGGAACAAATGCAAATTCTGCTGAAGACGTATTAATTAGTTATATTAAGAAACCTATTAAATTAGATATAAATAATCCTGATGTTGGTTGTGAACTTCCAGACTTTGCAGTTGAAGATATAATTAAGAGGTCAGTTAATTTATATAACGCAGCTTCTGATAATAATAGTTATGAAAAAGTTGCTATTGAAACTCAAAAATTAGAATAATATGAAAAGATTACTTATTGCAGGTAGTGCAACTTTAGCTACTACTCCTGCTACAATCGCAGCTATTGCTGCTGCCGGTATTGATGCTGGTAAAATAGCTCTTTATAGACTTGATACAGGAGCTGTTATTACAGCTGCGCTTACTGAGAAGATTCCTGGATTTACTTTATTTATTGGAGAAGGTGCACTTTCTACTGATGGCAAATATATGCAGTCTTTAGGTGAAGTTAGTCTTCGTAGATTTAGTTATACTAAAACAGTTTATGCTGCTGGTACTAAATTTTCTGCAAATATTACTATTCCTACTCCTGCTGAAGGTAAAGATTATACTTTGACTATGGCAAAGAAAGGTGTAGTATTTAATGAAAGAAATAAGTGGAGTGCTACAACTAAAGCTCGTGAAGTGGATACTGCTGCTACTGTTGCTAAACGTCTTGGTGATCAACTTAAATCTCTTGGTAAGAATGAAGCATTTGATGTAACTGTTACATCCGCAGTAATTACTGTTACAGCTACTAATTATACTGATTGGAATCTTGTTGCAGGTGATGATTTGTACGGAACTTCTGTAACTACTACACTTATTGGTATGCCTCCTGTTGCAGACGATGCTTATGTTAAAGATTTATATCGTCAGTGTATTGGTGATGAAGGTATTTACGGCACTGATCCTGCTGGTCTTAAACTGTATAACGAACCTACTATTTCAAGTGCTGTTGGTTGGACTATCTATACTTTACAATATTATAACACTAAACCGTTTAAAACAACTACTGGAGAAGATGTTCGTCAGATAGTACATATTGCAATTCCTGCTGCTGCTGCTACTACATTAGATGCTATTCTCGCTTCATTTATAAATCCTGTAGCTCCTACCGAAGAAGTATAATTTATAAATAAACATTTATTGAAGAGAGATGCTGTTAATATAATTATTAATAGTATCTCTCTTTTACTTTAAACTAAACTTTACAATGGATAGTACAATTGCTGTTGAAACTATTACTCAAATGATGAAAGAAAATAATACAAGTCAGTCTATTACATTAGCTGTTATATTAATTATTTTCTTAGTTATATCTAAAGTAATAGATTCAAGAACTAAACGTAATCAAATAGTTTTGAGTGATAAACTTGCAGGTCTTATTGAGATATTATCTGTTCAATTTAAAAGACAAGAATCTTCTGATAGAGAAAAATGTAGAATGACTATTGAATTTAGTTTTGAATCTTTTAGTAAAAATCTATTCGATTTTGCAAGAATAATAATAATAAATAATAATGTAGAACTAAAAAGAAAATATATAGAACCAAGTATAGAAACTACTGTTAATGCAGAATATTATAAACTATTTAATGCTTTATATATATTTGAAGTTAATAGCCATAGAGTAAGTAATTTTATGAAAGAAGAATGGAGAGCTGAAATAATAACTTCTATGAATCTAATTATATTCGATAAAGACTTAGATACTATTAATAAACTTACTACTCTTCATTCTAAACTTGATAGCAAGATTTCTGATTATTCTACTTATATTCATAATAGAACATTTAATGAATAAGATGGAAAGTTGTAATGATAAATTCATAGATGACCGCCTGACTTCGGAAGTCAGAAAACGGCAAATAGTATTAGCCGAAAATACGGCTTCTCTCGCATCCTTAGGCTTTCTGTCAAAAGGAAATTCTGAAAACGTACTTTCGTTCACCTCGATTTTAATCGACGCTTACGAGAACTTAGAATTGTTCAGTAAAAGTCAAAAAGATAACTTAAATCTGATATATAATAAAATACTAAAGATATGAGTACTAATTTTGATGAAATTGTAGATACACTTAGAAGAGTTTATGTTGAACATACGGATAGTAGTATAACTATTAATCCGGAATATGTATATATGACTATTCCGGCTAAATATATATGTACTTATCATCGTATTCTTATTATGCTTGCAGATTATGGAGTTGAAATGCTTAATGACTGTGGAGCAAGTTGTAAAGATGGAAATCGTCAAGTGATTAATTGTTTTAATATGTTTAATGCTGCTGTTGCAGCTTATAAGTTAGGTCAGACTAAAGTAGCTGATACTATTATTAAATACGTTAATTCTAAGATAAAACAAATATATAGAGGAGAAGATAATTCTCCAAGTATAGTTTATCCTGTTGATGAGAAAGGACATATAAAAGCTATTGTTAGTTGTGGAGAGAATCCTCATTTTGAAATAGATGCTGAAACAGGTATTCTATGGCAAGAGAGTATTGAAGGAGCTGAAACTAATGGAGTTTATGTGTTGGGAGATAAAGATACAATGAGTGAATAAAATAGATTATTCTCACTCCTTTACGGGGGAAGATAACAATAAAAGAAATTATCTTAATCAAAAGGAGTTAATCAATATAAAGCATTATATGAAAACTTTAAAACAAGATTTAGGTAAAGTAAGTGTTACTTGTAATGGCATTTGGGATGCTGGTAGAAATTATGATCGTTTATGTATAGTGAATGATGGTAATTTTGCATCTTATATATCTAAGAAGTTTGCTCCGGAAGGTATTCTTCTTAGTAATGAAGAATACTGGCAGCCTATAGCTTCTCTTAGAGATGATATTAAAATAGATTATGATAAGTTTAAGAAAGAATGGATTCAGATGTTAGCTGAGATTCAACTTAAACTTAAAGCATCTCGAATTGTAGTTGAAAATGATATTGAAAGAGAATCTCTTTCTTGGCTTCAAGTAGCTGCTGGTTGTGAAGTATATGTAAAAGATACTAAACTTAGTTGGATACTTGAATCTATTGTTCCTGTTCTTAATTATAAAGAATGGAGATTAGAAAGCGATAGTAAGATAGATAGTGTTCCTACTTACGAATTAACTGGAGAATTTGAAAATCTAATTGCTGATAGAACTATTGCAGATAGATGGGGTCATATTATAGATGAATATTATGTGACTCGTGATATGGTTACTAATTTCATTATTGAAACTGTTAGAAAATATATTCATGAAGTTGCTATTCTTCCTGGTAGTATTAAACCTGAAGATTTAAGTCAAGCTGTATTGGATTTAATTGGATATGGTCAGATTACTAATCTTGCTGATGAAGAAGATTTAACTGATTATACTAATGCTAATGGTACTCATGTTCTTAGATTTAAAGATAAAGTATATAATAAAGCTGATGGTTCAGGTTTAGGTAGAGTATATCTTCGTAAGAATAAAGTTCAAGGAGTTAATACTTTAGTTCAGCAAATGATTGATAAACCTAATACTATCTATATTATACAGTATGATTATAATCTCAATGGTCAGACTATAATTATACCAGAAGGTTGTGTTCTTTTATTTGAAGGAGGTTCTATATCTAATGGTACTATTAATTTTAATAATACTTATATATATTCTGAGACATCTTCTTTTAAAAATATTAGTTTCAAAGGAACTATTCTCAACTCAGAGGTGAATCCTTTTATTTTTGGGGTGGATAATACAGGAGTAGTAGATTGTTCTAGCATAATTAATGACTTACTGGATATATGCAAGGTAGTACATTTTAAATCAGGCACTTACTTAGTTAATAACATTTCTATACCATCAAATGCTTATATATATGGAGATGATAATACCACTATATTGAAGCCTACTAAAGATTCAAATTTTGTTTTAAACACTAAGGATAATTCTACAGATATTACTATAAGTAATCTTAAAATTACTGGAGATCTTGAATCTGAAAATATGATGATTGCTATAAATGTAGCAACGTCATCTTTTGTAAATTCTAATATTAGAATAAATAATATTACTATAGAAAACTTTAGAGGTAATGGTATAAATCTTACTTTTGGGGCAAGCAATGTTATGCTATCTAATATTATTATTAGAAATATTACTAATAAAAATTTAGATGGAACCTACAATTATACTTATGGTATAGGTATAAATGCCTTAAATAATGACTCACAATTTACTAATCTTAATATAGGATGGTGCTATAAATATGGAATGCTTAGTTATTCTTCTAATAGTATTTCTAATAGTAAATTCTGGGGAAATGGGAGGTATTCAGGTAATAATAGAGGATGTGGTTTATACCTTGCACAAAGTTCTAATCAAGTTTCTAACTGTACTGTTGAAGAAAATTCTGATTGTGGTATTGTAGTTGGAGGAATGAACAATTTTGTTGATATTATATGCACTGGTAATGGGGCTAATCAAGGAAATCCATTCCCAGGAGGTCATATATCTTATGATATATTATTTGTTCCATCAAGAGATAGACCCTACAGATGCTTTAATAATAATGTTAAAGCAGTGGTTAGAGAGCCTGCTCTTTCAGGAAACTCTGATGAATATATAGGATATTCTTACCAAGGAGAAGCTGGAATAGTAATACATGATAATGTAATAGATATAACAGCTTATGATGAGGCTACAGAAAACATAAAATATAGGCTACCAGATAAAGTAAAGTATTATTTCTTCGATACTCTAACAGTTAATGGTGATTGTTTTAAAAATACTTTGCCTATACCAGTAGACAGATTCTTTCCTTTTGTAGATACTTCCAATGTAAACTGTGCATTAGCAAGAGATAACAGCATTTCTTTTGAGGTCTCTCCTTCAGATATTCTTAGACAGAATATATTTAATATCCATTGGCAAATACCAAAAACGAATAATAATACAACTTTATTTAAAGTTGGCTATTTCTATGCTGAAATAGATAATCCAGATGTATTAGAAGGTATAACTACATCAGAGTGTATTATACAATTTCAAAATAGTACTAATAGAACTGTCATAACTCCTATAAAAATAAATAGGAATACGGGTAAATCTTATATAGAAGTAGTTAACTTTTTTAAGAATGCTGGTGAAGACTCACATACTAATAATATTGATATAACATTTAGAATTACTACACCTTCAGGTATAGCAGAGAAGTTTACTATACAATTCTCTAATATGAAATACTTCTTATATGGTGATGGTATATATGACATGAATACAATATTATGTAATAGGGGGTACAGTTCAAATATGTGGTATTACTACTATTATAGTACTGGTGGGCTTAAATATAGTATGGCTGTTGGAGCTACTCATTATAGAACAAGTAATGATACTATTATGATTTGGAATGGTGAGACTTGGATAAATGAAGATGGTTCAATTATTAGCAATGTTGCTTTTATAAGAACTAAAGAAAATATTGTTGATATTGGAGCATATGGTGCTAATAAGATATTTAGAATAGTATCTGATATTGATCTTAATGGAGAAACCCTCACTCTTCCTTCCAATTGTACATTAGATTTTCAAGGAGGTTCGTTTAGTAATGGTACAATTATAGGAAATGATACCAAAATTATAAATAATTTATCTTATATATTTAAAAATGTCGAAATACATGGTGTATGGAATGTTTCAGAAGTATATCCTGAATGGTTCGGAGCAAAAGGTGATGGTGTTACTGATGATACTATTTCATTACAAATGGCTTTAGATTTTCCAGTAAAGTCTTATAGAACTGTATGTTTATTAGATAGGGTATATTTAATTGGTACAAGATATGGTGATCTTAATGTAATGTTATTTATTAATAGTAATACTACTATTTTAAGTAATACTTTTGGTACAATAAAAGTAGCTGATCATTTAGTTGATTCTGGAGTAGAAGGAGAACATTATTATACTATAATAGGACCAAAGAATGAAGATATTAGTTATATAGAAAATGTAACTATAAAGAATTTAATATTTGACCATAATGGAAGCAATAACTTATTATCTATTTGGACTAGTAGAAATAATGCTATAAGAATACTTAAAGGTAATAACATAGAAATAATCAATTGTGAATTTAAAGATAACACAGGATTGCAGTATATAGTGTTAGGAGATAATACTGATGTTGGAATCGGAGAGTGTAAGATTTTAAATTGTGATTTTTCAAATTCAGGAGCATCTATATTAGGAAATACTGAGAATAAAGATCATTCATCTATTTATTATAATGGTACTGGTATATTAATATCTAATTGTAATTTTATTAATAGACCTTTTTCAGAACTACCTAAAAGTCCGGGGAATTGTGCAATTGAACTTCATGGGGGCTATAATAATGTAAGTAGTTGTAAAATAATAAATTATACTAATTCAATTATAATTGCACCTACTACAGGATGTAAATCTCCTATAGCTAAAATTGATAATTGTATTATATCGGGGCATTTTGGAGTTAATATCTGGTCGTATGGGGATTATGACTTAGAAGAAGTTGATTTAACTAATTCTTATATAGAATTAATAGGAGGATGGGGACAAGTTATTACTACTAATAGGTCTATATCTCCTTTTAAAAGACTTGTCTTAGATGGATGTACAATTGCAAGAAGAGGTCCAAATCAAAATAATACTTATTGTATGGGAGTAGATGCTGCTGAAAATGTTATAATAAGTAATAATAATTTCGTTGATTGTATTACCGGTGCTTTTAGAAATACTAATAGGGCTGATTTTCCAAACTTTAAAGTGTTTATAAATAATAATAAATTTAGTGGGACAGTTACAGAGTCTTTTATTTATATATCTAATGTTGCAAATCAAAACGTATGTGATTATTTTGAATTAAAAGACAATTATTTTGAAGGGAGTGCGGTAAGCGGAGATATTTATATCCCAACTGTAAATGGAGGATTAATAGAAAATAATACATTTAATACTACATCTAAAAAAAATATAAATAATTCGTCTACATCTAAGATATTAGTATTTGGAAAATTTAATAATATTGATTTCTTTAAAGATAACAGATCGAAAGTTATTAATAATAATAGATCTTATATTGGTTTTTCTAATAAAGTAGTTGTTGAAGAACCTATTACGTTATTAGGAAAATATGAAAATAGTATTGTTTTAAACGAAGCTAATAATTATGAATTTACTACAGAAATGATAAATATCCCTTTAGCTATAAATATAGATACAATGAATATACATGCTCATAGTTCTACTGATAGTAATTTTATAATATACCCAAAACTTAACAATACTACATCATTTTCTATTAAAATATCACAATATAATAAAAATGAATACTCCGGAAATATTGTTATTAGGTATAGTATAACTGGATATAAAGTATATACACAAGAGACATAGATTTTTTTTTGATAATGTTATTTTATTTTAAACTAATTATAAACTTAATACTATTATTTATTTTATTATGGAAAAAGAACTGGAAGTAAAATAGATAATGATATTAAGCAATCTTTTAAT